ATCGTATTCGGTGGAGTTGCCCTCCGTGTAGACGGGTATTGTGTTCGACCAGTTAGTCATGACTCACCTCCTAGGGCGTCTCTTCGAATTGTACGGAAGCGGTGATCCCTACCTGAATATTCGCTGCCTTCAGAATGGGTGAGAAAACGCCGCTGTTCTTGATAACGGCTACGTTGTAGACTTCGTCCTGAGTAGGATCGTCTATGTCGGCGATATGGACCAGGGCCACCGTGAAGAACTCGGTGGTTCCGTCAATGACGTCGTTCTTGCTGGCCGTCACGGGATCGGTGACGGCCACCAAGGATGCCTTGTTGGACTGGTAGTTGCCGCCCGTGCTACTGAACTGCGGCGGTAGCGTGATGGGGACTCGAACATAGCCGAGGTCCCCAGCATACCCGGCATCTTCGAGAGCCTCGTAATAGCTTCTGGCCCTGGTTGCCGCTACGGGGCTTGGGTCTGTCGGGCTTCCCGAGTTGTCAAACTCGATGTACATGCCGTTGATGTACTTCTCACTCGTGGCCATGGATGCAAGAAGGTCATACCCCTCATACATCGTGGTATTCAGCATACGGGCGAGCTCGGGAGACATAACCCCGTCCAACACCTCGTGTATCGTAAACTCACAGGAAAGATTCATTGCGCACCTCTTAGAATAATTTTTCACTTCCTTTAATATATTCCGTTATCGTGATTATGTCCACTTCGTCAGCATCATTGGCATAAAAGCCAGGCAGCTCTTCGTCAGTGCAGAGTGGCACGGTATCCTCCTCTGCAGTGCCGAATACATTCATGAAAAAGGTCGTCCCCGATGGGAGAGCTTGGTCCAGGTAACGTAAGAGCTTCAATGCGTTCTGATCCGGAACAACAGTAACATCAAGTGTTATGAACAGCGTAGCCGACGATAGGAAGTTGTCCCGTATGAGCACGAACGGGTTGACGACCCATGGGCGCTTCTGGTCACCTATTATGGCGGTCTGGAGATCTATGCCCCTGGCGGCGGCTTCCGCTTCGGCATTGGTCCAAAACTCCGCGACATCCGAGGCGTCTCCTCCTATCTGGAATTGATATGTATCCGTCTCCAGGTCGGAGTTCTCGAAGCTCAGGCCCTGCCCACTGGGCGTTTCCAGGAATGCCCTGCCTAACGTGAACTGCGGGAAATCCGCGGGATCTATGTAATCCTTACCGCCCACTATGGTAAATACGTCGAAAAGAAGCTGACCCTCCACTACGGTGTCACCCTCGGCGACGATCGCACGAGTAGTGCCTGGACAACTGTGAAGCATATCACCTATAGCCACCCAGGTCCGTGATCCTTCGTTCCAGACATGATCCACCATACCGTCTGTCTGCGCCACATCCGTGTCCGCAATGGCTCCTATGAACGCATTTACGCGATATTTGGTGGCTCCTTCCTGCAGGAGGTCATAAACGGCGTTCAGAATGTTCTTGTAATAGTCGCTGGAGGGCGTCAGCATGCCCACGACACGTCCATAATGGTCCTGGAGGTACCCAGCGTCATCAAAACCGTCCAGAAGCCACAGGTCGACCATCTTGATATTCTCTTCGTCGATCGTCTTGAGGTGCTGGCGGAACTCTTCGGAGAAAGGATCGGCGTAGATTAGCAGTTCACTGTCGATTATGTCGAATTCAGTGCCCCGCTGCCACATGATTTGGGGGGTTACGGGGCTATCCGTGATAACGCTTATGTTCTCCAGGGGCGTAGGCATAGCCCACACCTGCGGATTTGTCTGTAATTCGTCCAAAGTGCGCCCTTCATCCATGTTGAAGGAGCCCAATGTCACATATTTGCGCGTCAAAGTAAGCTCATCGACCAAAATATAGTCGGTTTCGCTGTATTTTTTGGCAGGAATGTCGAATCTATTGAGGAATTTAGGCAGCTCATCGACTTTTTGGCCTAATCTGGCGAACATGAAGGTCATGCTCGTGACTAAAGCGTCGTAGAACTCTTCCTCCTTCCAGACATTGTTCCAGAAGGACCCGAACATCTTCTTGATTTCGGCTCTCTGCGTCATACTTCATCCTTCAATGCAACTGCCACGTTGGACGCGAGGCAGTAATAGAACGTATTCTTCTCCGTTACCCAGGAATATGAAGAGTCCGGGACATTTATGCGGCCATTCAACACGCTGACGCTCTTCATGGAGCCGTCAGGCAGCTGAAATTCAGCCTGCATGGTTACCGGGAACGCCACATGGAGCGTCTCGTCGACACCTTCGACGGCGTTTACGACTAGAGAGGCGTCCAAACCGTCCAAACCTATATCGGTATCGTTTATGGCGGCGGCCACTGCGTTCTGCAGCTTCTCCACCGTAGTGCCCGTGTCACCAGGAACCCGCTCGACGGTGACGGTTATACTCACGCTGGCCGGGTGTGGCGCCCTTATGAGCACGTCCTGGGCCTCGTTGCGGATACTGTCCCTGTTGATGAACTCCTGTAGTGTCTGTAGCTGAGGCATGGTGAGCAGTTCAAAGTCGAAAGTGAGCTCAACTGAGGTGCTCTCGTACTCGAAGCTGACCAAAGCCGTCTGGTAGATGCTGTAGCGTGCCGTATCCGCACTGAATACATGTGGGCCACCCTCTTCGGTTGCGTAGCCATATTCCACGGTAGCTTCATTCTCATCGGTAACCTGTACGCCGCTGCTGGTCTCCTTGATCGACAGTATCCTGTAAAAGCCCAAGGCAGTGTCGTTATCCAGGAAGGCGATCCATGGATCGTCAGTCGTGGCTCTGCTGGCTGTCACAGACACCGTTCGCACGGCAGGTATGTCGGACGTGCGAGGATAGGTGTCTACCCTGCCGCCTGTACTGATACCGAACACATTGTCCCGATCCCGAATACACTCCGGATCGTTTATGCCGAACGAACGCTGGCTGAGGATGTTTACGCCGCTCTGGTCGGCGAACAGTGCGGTAAGATGTGCGTTGCCGCTGGGGATCTTCGCCGTCAGGCCGTTCTGGGCTTGCTCAAGTATATCAGCCGTGGATGCTTCCGCACGGCCGCCCACGACGCTGGAGCTAACTTCTATGCGGCTTACTGTAGCCGGCCGCCCGGTCATGGTTACGTTCAGGCCCTGGGCCGCGGTATCGTCCGTGAAGTCTGTCGTACGCACGGGCACTGTGAACACCCATTCAGCGCCCACTTGCACAAGCTGCCTGTAGACGGTATCATCCTTGTCCACGTAGTTGTCGGCGTTGGCCACGCCTACATACGTCCTGTCATTGGTCAGGCCCACACCGCCTGCCGACAGTTTGGAGCCTATCGGTATGTATACGTTGCTCTCCTGCCTAGTGTACACGGCGAGCTCGCCAGTACCATATATGCCCTCCTTGAGAGTCACGCGGAAGTTGGACGCCAGGGAAGCCACAAGCTCTTGGTCGGGCTCGTCCGCTATGCTGGCCAGATACAGGGACATGTTGGCCCGCAGTGTGTCCAGCTCTTCTTCGTCGTTGGCGGCTCTGACGGCCGTTGGGCGTATGACGGTCTCATACAGCAGGCTACCGTAGGACCACTCGTACTCGGGGTACAGCTCTTGATAAGCCGCTATGAAAGTCTCCTCGTAATCCTGCAGAATATCAGGATCGATACTGTCTACATCAAGCATAATTCCTCCTAACTGATCTCAAGGCTGGTCTTCAGAGATTCGCCCGAAGCAGATATTATCTCTATTTCAGCAGTGACTGAGTCTCCGGCCACCTGTATGTCCGTAACCAGAATATCCGATAGTATATCATCATCCGTAAGGTCCGTCCTGACGGACTGATCCTGCTCTATGACTGCACGGACTTCAGCGATTGCCGCCGTGAAGTCGTTCTGGAGATCCTCGGAGTTACGCACATTCGACTGCCCTACATCCTGCAATATGCCGGTATCGAAAGTCCTTGCTGCGTCACTGGTGGATCTGGCCAGCATGGTGATCACCCGCTGAGCCAGCGTCACGCGGCCTTCGGCCATGCCTTGTATGGCGAACGGTATGGCCTTGACCACCCCTTCGGTATCGTCCATGAACCTGAGATCCTTCATAGATCAACCCTCTTTATGTTTGCGAGCAGCATGCCATCACTGTCCTTCTCATCGTCTGAGCTGCCTTCGTAAGTGGCTCGTTCGAGATAGATGATATAGTTACGCACATGGTTGAGTCTTGGATTAGTGGCGCTGTAGTTGTCCCTGGCAATGGACATCAGCAGATTGGAGCGCCTGCTGGCCGCCTGTATCGATGGGCGGATGTTATCGTCGGCGGCGTCGGTGACCTCCTTGTTCGTGAGGTCCACCACGTCCTGCACCTTCTCTACCGTAATCTCCTCTGCAGGTGCATACGGCGTATCCTTGTCGGTTCCCAAGCAGGCATCTATTGTGGCCTGGAAGGACTCCTTGATGGAGTCATATATCTTATCAAGCATTGAGCTCCTCCCCTTCCTCTATCTTGGCGAGGATCTTGTTGATGCGCTTACTCACCGCCGGAGCGCTGATCTTGAGCTTCTTGGCAATGTCTCCCTTGGACAGCTTCTCGGAGCCACCATACCCCGTGCTGTATTCGTAGACCTTCTTGTCGATCGGGTCCAGCTCGAAGTAGACATAGTCAAGCCACATATCATAAGCTGACCTCTTGTTGTCGCCCTTGAGCAATAAGTCACCCTCCTCTCCCGTACTCCGTGACTGGGCGGAGGTTGGCTTGTACTGACGGATACGCTGTATCTGCTTGGGTGAAAACTTGCTGCGGTCAGCCAGCTCATGCAGGTTAGGCTCGCGGTCGAATTCCGCCATGAACTCCTCTTGCACCTGGTTCAGGTGCGCCCGCTCCATCTGCACGTTCTCTGGGATGTGCATGACGTTGGAGCGTTCGTTGCGTATCCTGGTCAGCTTGTGCAGGCTGTTGCGGACATGTGTGCGCTTGGAGGCACCTTTCTCTTCGTCGTAGTCCTCAAGTGCCTTGAGAGCCACCAGGTTGGCCTGCGTGCGCAAAGTCTCCGCCGCGCTACCGCCATAGTTACGCAAAGACGCGTCAATATCGGACTTGAGCTCTCCCAGAACCTTGCCCGCGTTGGCCGGGGTAGGCTTGGCTTTCCAGGCACTATAGGAAGCATCCAGTGAGTTTGTGCTGACCGGCTTGCCTTCCTTATTCTTGTCTAGGAGCTTGTCCTTCTTTGCCCAGGGGCTCTTTATTTCGCTCATTTCTTGTTCCTCGCGTTGCTTATCGCCTCACTTGGGTAACCGCTCTGGTTGCCACCCTCTAGGCTCTGCTGTTGCGATCTAGTCATAACCTTGAAATCCTGGCCTGCGACCGACTTCAACGACGACTTCGGCCCGCCGCTTATATTGTACATCGGATGCTCGCTCAGTGCGAGCGAATCCTGAGCTTCCGCCGACCGTACATGAGTTAGTGTCAGCTCCAGCGTCGCCCGGCTTCCGCCTGGCGTGGACTGAACCCTGAACGTTCCACTATTGATCATGCCGTATAAATCGTCCGTCTGCCCGACGTCGGCGATATACGGGTGCTCTATCTTTATAACATAACCCAAAGCGTCCAAAAATTCCAGACGATACCAAGGTACACCCAGATTTACGGTCACTCCGCCGTTCTTTATTTCGGTGAAGAATGCCTTCGCCATCATATCCGCTAGACTATCGAACTTCTCGTCATCCGCATCACGATCGGCCTTCGCGCGCTTTGCCGCCTTATTCGTCTTCCTGATGTTATCGTCCTTCTCCTCGGAGTCCTGGTTATGTAGGAAGGGGCTAAGCCATTGGGGCAGCTGCATCGTTCTAACCACACCGGACGCTGGCAGATCCTCGTTTGGAGGATAGAGTGCTACCTCCCCCATAAGGCCTATCAAAGGAACCAGTACGCCATCTATGTTATCCGCCATGGCGCTCAGGGCCGTGGTGTTGCGGAGCTTGAGGAGGCTGCCTGGTTTGATGGTCGCTATATGATCGGAGTCCCAGGGGAATGCCGGGAATATGTCCATCTGCCCTGACATAAGAGGAACCATGCTCATAAGAAGCTGTGTGCGTGCCACCAGCCCCACGGCGTTGAGAGGATTTCCGCGACGAAAAGCGTTTGTCACTGCCTGACACAAAAGAGCGTCCGTGTCTCCGGCTAGATTCGATATTGGGTCGGATGGTACTATCTTGCGCCCTCTGCGCTCGAAGTGCACCAGGACCGCATCAGAGTCATATCTATCATTGCTTGCGCGCTCCAGTACGGCTCCGGCTGCCTGCAGGATATACTCCACGCAGTCTTCCGCAACACTGAACTCTCCCTCCCTCGAGGTTCCTAGATGAGTGAACACCTCCATGCCCAGCTTCTCCCCCAAGGACGTGGGAGGTCCGGTAAGATCCTCGTTCTTGGAGCTGCTGCCATACGTGGTGCCCCAATACTTATAGTTCGACGCACTGAATGTTCCCATAAGGATAGGAGGAGCACTGCAATTTAGGACGACGCCAGTGTAAGACCCGGACGGATTCTTGGCTGCAAGACGATTTACCGACGTCACAACCCCCTGGAAGATTACCAGGCCAGTGCTCTGCCGATCGGCGTACAAGGTAAGCACTACCTTAGCAAATGCGTCCAACCCGTTCGTGGCCTTGACCGGGTCCAACGCTCGGCGTCTGGTTATGGAGGTTCCGTTGGCCAAGGTGATCTCGCAGGTCGCCGGATTGTTCAACCGCATGCTGAGATTGCAGGCGACGACGGGATACGCCTTGCCATCCACTGTGGCAATCAGCTTATCCAGCGAAAACTGTCTCATTCTTGATACGGAAGCCATTATCTGTTCATCATGTTCAACACGTACGCGGCCAAGCGGGTGGTCGGTACGGTGGAATCCTTGTATGGTTCAAAGTCGGCTGTCCACTCGACGCCCTCGAGGCCATCGAGCAGCTGCAGCACGGTTAAAAGGTTACGAGATGGTTTGCGGACGACCTCTATAGTGGCCGTGAAAGATGTTAGTGGGGCGGCACCGTTAAATGTGAACCGAAGCCCACCATCGGACATGACGGGAGTGCCGGCCGCGCCCCACTCAACGGACTGGTCGATGCCGTAGGATACCGTGGATACCCCATCATAGGTTGCGCCTATGCTCCGCTCTACCCACAGATAGCCATCGGGATTCTCCAGTATCGAGACGGTTGTCCCGTCGGGCACGCCGCTTATTATCGTCGTTGACTCCTCCAGCGTGAGTACCGGCCTGTCATAGGTGTTATGCGGATCAAGCTCCTTCAGCTGGGCGCTGAGCTTGCTATTGGACACTATACGGCAGATCTGATCAGCACAGAATTGTAGGTAGGACTTCTCCCGGGACTTGGGAACAAGTGCTTGTAGTTCCTGTAACCGCACCGGCTCCTGGGTGGACTTGCGGTAATACGCGACTGAGGGGTCCGCCTCCTCGACGAGCAGTCCATATAGTTTATTGATCATCTGAAAGCTCCTTGTATCGTCAGCGTGTACCGGAAAACGTCAAAATTGTTGTCCCCAACCATCTTGTGGGGCACCTGGGACAGCCCTGTCAGCACACCCTCGAAGACGACCTTGTCGAAGGTGACCTTGATCTTGGTTACGCCGTTCTTGTAGCGCTTGCTCCCGGCATGGCGGTTTCTATAGAGCTGCGCCAGGGTATCCTCCGATACGCCGTTCTTGCCTTCCTTGATGCCAGGGCAGGCTTCCGGAGGCAGCGCAATGCACACAAGCTGCATAGGCTGCACCTTCTGCCCGAAGGAGGTTATCAACATGTCATCGTCGAATGTCTTGTCGATCTGGACGTCGGAAGCTGCCTGCGTGGTCTGGCTGAGCAAGTGGAACACGCCAGCCATGTTGCGTAACAGGCTGCCCTGGTACCCAATCTCTATCTTTACCGGTCGGCGCCTGTTGTAGTCGGCGGTCTTACCGAACACCGTGTTGGGAAAAGGATCTGGCATAATCTATTCTCCTATCTCTTGTTAACCAAGGCTTCGATGGCCTCTGTCAGCCGTTGCAGGATGTTCTTCATATCAAGGGTGGGATCTCCCGCATCGAGGGCTTCGGCGCCCTTTCTAAGATCGCTTATGAAGTCGGCTCTGTCTTCTGAGTCCATATCAAGCCCCTCAAGCTGCTTCTCTATGTCCCTCACACTCTTGAACTTCTTGAACTGCCCTTTGTCGTCGAACAGTCTTGATCTTATGGAGTCACGCAGCTTGTCATTCTCTATGCCTCCCAGAGCTGCATTGGCGGCTATCTTTCGCCCTATCTGCCTTTTAGCCCCTCTGTCTCTTGAATTTATGGCATCCCTATAAGCCTTGGCGTCTTCGCCTAGGTTGAAGCCGAGGAACTTGGTACCACCATACTCATCAAGAAGGCTCTCGGCTTCTTTCTGTTTGCCGGTACCCAGCATCTCATAAGCCGTATCATAATCACCCTGATTCAAGGCTACGGCCAGATCCCGCTGTTGAGACTCATCCAGGTTAAGGAACCGTTCCGAATGTACGGAGCTCAGTATCGACTGTATCTTGCCCCGGGTAACAAGATCGCCACTCTGGTAGGCTTTCGATAGCTTCTCGCTCATACCTTTAACGCCGAACTTCTCCAAGACGTCCTTGGCACCGGTTACACCGAAGGCCGCTTGAATGTAATTACCTATGTTGCGAGTCTTGGTAGGATCTGAGAGCATGGCAAGCACTCCCATAGGACCCTTGGCCGTTGGCCCGAACTTGGCATCCAATGCTGCTCGCCGTTCCGCCATGTCTTCCAGCATCTTGGATTGGCGCTGCTGCGCAATCATCTTCTGTAGCTCCTGGCCAGTGGCCCCAGCCCCCATGTAGGCCTTTGCCATGCCTTCCATCTGGCTGTCCACGATACCTGCCGCTATGGCCCTCTCCCCACCTGAGAAGTTGGCGGCTATATCGTCAGAGCCCAAAAGCTGCCCATCCCGCATGATCATACTCATTGAAATGGGCCGGCCCAGCCTACGCTCCAACGATCGTCTTATGGACCTGGCGGTATTTCTCTGTACACGGCTTAAGTTCTGTCCTATGCCGAAGCGGGACACCCGTCTGTCATCCGCCATCATCTCCTTGGCGTCGTCCGACAATGAGGCTGTCTGTATGGCGGATACCGAACCGCCCGCCAGCCGCGCCAGGCCTCCAACGTTGGTGATGCCCTGCGCATCCTCGAAGAATGCTTGCCTTTCAGCCTCTGTGTCCGCACGGCCAGTACGTTGTATATGATACTGGTAAGCCCCTGCGTAGTACTGGGACATCTTACTGGTTCCTGCGGCCACTCCCATACGAACGGACATTGCCCTGAGCCGGCCTTCGTTAATCCTGCGGCTGCCGAAGCCCATGCCTGCCGTATTGACGCCGAAGCCCATGCCAGTGACTTCCGCCGCCGTGGCACCGATGCCTGCGTCGAATCCACCGCGCTCCGCGTATTCCCCGCCAGCCATCATCATCTGCGTTATGGAATCCATGGACTGGCCGGTAAGGGCACTCATCTGCTTCAGGCGCAATACGCGGGACTCGAGCATCTTGCCGCCCATGGCGGAGGCCGTTCCGCCGAAAACCCTGTCCATCTTGTCGAATAGCTCGGGTATGCTGCCGCCGAAGAGCTCCTGCATACTCTTGACGGCTTTCGTCATCTCCTGGACGCTCTGCTTGGTCTGCTGCGAGCGTTCCGTCAGGAAGTAACCACCCTTACCCTCTGAATCCTTGCCCCACATGACGCTCATGTCCTCGGCGCCTACAAGGCTGCGTTTGGACATCTGCTCTAAGACCTGGGCCTGCTCCGCCCAGTTAGCCCCGCCATATAGTAGCGGGTTGTCGGTGAGATCACCCTTCATGGAGTTGACGAAGGCGGTCATCCGGTTACGGCCACGGCCAAATGAACCGCTGGAGCCTCCTATGCCAGGCGCGTAGACGTTGGCCGCCATAAAGGCCTGCGCATAGGACGCATCCGCCTGCGCCCCACCCATCGAGAACATCGCCAGTTCCGTGGCGAGTCCAACGGGGTTATAAACGCTCATGGCGTTGGAAGCCTTGCGCATCGACGTTGGATCAGGGTTGCCTCCACCAAAGAAACCCTGTAATACACGCTGCTTGTAGGTGTCGTGGGCGTAGTTCCCGAAGTCGAAGTACCGCTTCTGCTGCTCATGCATCCAGATGTCGGTAATGCGCTGGTTAGGCTGCCCTACACGCATCTGCTGGTAGGCAAACTGGTTGCCTGTCAGCAGGTTCATCATCATGGCGTCTATGTTGATCCCAGCAGCATTGAGGAGCCCTCCGCCAGGAATCATACCCCCGATAGGACGCAGTTCCCCACGATCATCGTAGTATTGCCCATACATCCTCGGTGGGGTGGGTGTCGCCATCGTCTACTCCTCGGGCTCTTTCGCTTTGCGGGCACCTTTGTGCTTTTTATACATATCGACCATGCTGGATACCATGGTCTTTTTCTTCTTACCCTCCGAGGGTTCATCCAGCAACCATGGCACCTTCGTATCCACGAACATCTTACCAAACAAGGGCGCGCCTTTGGAATACGCCATATCAAACTGATAGAACGTATCGGCGAGAAGATCACGCTCAATGTCGAGCATGATCAGGCTCTCCCTGGTAAGGCTCGCCTTGTCGTCTCTCGTTATCTTCGTAAAGTCTAGGGCACCGGTCCGAGCGGCCTTGATCGCTAGAACGGCCCAGCGCCCTTGTAAAAATTTTCATCGAAACATGCGTCCGACAGCGCCATCTTCAGGTTCACGAACGAGTTCTGCACTCTCGAGAACATGCCGATGATCTGCTCATCCAGCTCACCGAAGCGCTCCAGGAAGTCCTTGTCGGCTTCATCCGGCGTTTCCGCCTTGGATGGCTCCAGCTTGACCTCTTTGTCGCCCAGGCGGTATGCACGCAGCATATAGATGAGCTGCAACTTGCTGACCTTCACGCGGAATACAGTTATGTCGTCGATCGCCGTGAACTCGGTAATCACCTTGTTCATGCGCTCGGCTGTCTTGGTATCCACCGTCTCGAACGTGACCTCAAGCTCACCCTTCATCAGCGGATAGGTCTTGGAGAAACGCGTGCCGCCAAGTGTCGCTCGCATAAACTCGCGGACATCCGCCTCAGGCGGTGGCTGCTTCTCTTTGCCCGGGTCATTACCACATACTCTGCACGGGGATGCCACTGCTTCCTCTTTGGGAGTTTCGGTCTGAGCTGCTTCTGGTTCTTGTTCCTGATCTGCATTGGACTTGACCTCTGCAAGCACTTCGCCGAGCTTCTGACGCTCTTCCTCAGTCATGTTTTCGCCGAGCTTGACAACCTCGGTCTTGATTTCTTGTGTCATGGTGTTTTCCTTTCCTTGTCTTTGCGTTACTCGCTCTTATTAACAATATAATGCTTCAAGAACGTTTTGCCAATAAGATAGTCTACCAGGACAGGTGAATCGGGCTCATGTCCGGGGTAGGGGTAGGTGTCTTCGTCGTCGCGGTCTTTTACCGGTTTCTGCTCCCAGTCGGAACCTCCGCCGCCGACACTGAGCATGTTCTGCCAGCGTACCGTATGCATCAGGAAGTCCTGCTGGTCGACATCATCCGGCTTGTCGAACTGGAACCAGGGCTTCAGTATGGTAGTGTCCGTATGGTTGAGTACCCCGAAGAATGCGTTCGGGATGAGTCCTACGGTGAATGGTTCTATGGTGAAGTTAGGTGGGGTGTACTCCCTTATATAAAGCCCAGTATCTTCCGGGGCGTTCTTGAACTGCCCAGTGGATGCCCTTATGGAAGCAGCCTGGATACCGCCCGTCAAATCCAATGAGGTCGCCTTTATGGAGCCATTGATGCTGAGGGAGACCTGAGACGGCGGCGTCACTTCTTCCTGGGTGTCTCCAGTTTCGTCCACCCATGGGAACCCGACGATGCCTTGTACGGTTCCGCCTATGGTCAATGCCCCGCACGCGAACTCCGCTGCGGTGGAGACTATCTGCATCTTGTCGTTATCTATTCCGAAGGCCGCCTGCCCGGCCGAGAACCCGACGGTAGTCTCGAAGCGTCCGTACAGATCGCTGCCCTGCATCCATATAGGACCACCACGCGAATCCAGAAAGATGGAACCAGGTATGCTTCGCTCGAGTCCTTCGGCGTCTTCTTGCGGGGTGACGCCTATATACATGTCCTGTCCGGTCATCCGGAGGTCCGCCTTGGTGCGTATGGTGATTCCTTTCTCGTCCTCCAGGTTGCCTGAGGGGGCCTCCGACCTGTCCTCGAGAAGGATGCGTCCGCCTTCTTCCCCGTTACCCGCCAATACGTCTACGTTGGTCTCGGCCTTGATGCGCACGTTGCCTTCATCGGACACGATCTGCACCTCCTCGCCGGCTATGGTGGCCTTCCTGCGTGGCACCAACTCTATCATGTCACGCCCGGGACGCAGCTCCAGATCAGCGGCGGAAGAGATGGTGATCCTGCCACGGAACATGCGGATCTCGCTTCCATGGCCATCACTGATGACGATCGTGCCGTCCGGCTGCTGCCGTATAACCGACTCAAGCGCATACAAGCGCCTGCTGAGCTCCGTTACGGGGTCTTCCTCGTCTATATGCGGCGGCTCGTCGTAGAATGGCTTACCAGCCTCCAGTGTCTCCAATTCAGCGATTTTGTCAAGCTCCAGGTCGGGGTACTCCTCTTTGAGTTCCTCCCGGGTCATCATACGCCAATATTCAGGGCGCTCCTTCACCTTGGTATTGCGGAACTTGTCGCTGTCCTCGTCAAACTCCTTGCTCTCGAGTGCCGCCGCGAAAGGGTAGAAGTCCTCCTCCCCCTCTTCTTTGTAAGTCTTCTCGTATGGGCCTTCCGGATCGATTGTTTCCAGACTGGCTTCGTCCAGCTCCCTGTCATGAGGCTTAAGCTGCTCAGGCACCGGTATATATACCGACTTGACGTGGTCTATGCCGCCTGCAGCCCTGGTTTCATGGCGACCATCGTATGTCTTCCTGACGCTTACCTTGCCTATAGGGGGTTTTCCAGACGCCGTATGAACCTCGTCCTCCTCGAATGGGCGGAGTATGGCTTCGAGCTCCCCGTCAGCCATAGGGCCTGCAAGCTCCGTATGCCTGAAGACGCCCAGCTGGTCTTCCTCGGTTAGCTCAGGTGGTTCATCGTCTCCTCCGGAGCCTCCGCCTCCTTCAGATTCCCCGGAATCATCGCCTCCCAGGCTTATGCCGAATGCCGACGTAGGCAGGCCGAAAGCCTCAAGGGCACTGGCTGCGGCATTCCCCGCAGTCTCCAGAAGCCCAGGCTCATCGCCGCCTCCACCACCCTTGGTGAATGGCTCACTCTCTCCAACGGCTCCCATGCCCTCACGCTCGTTCATGGCATGTCGTTTGTAGTACAGCATGCCCTCTAGACCAGGCTCCCTGCCGTCCTCCACTGCCATGCCGCGGTCTTCGAAGCTCCTGGCCGTCATACGCAGCTTGTCGTGGAATGCGAAAGCCTCCACCATGGCCATTGGACTGGCTCCGATGGAAGCTTTGGAGGCACAAACGGTAAGGAATGTATGCAGCGACCCATACTTTACGAAGTCACCGGCGAACGTGTCTGCCGGTCTTCCGAAGCTTATGTCACGCAGTGTCTTGTCGATCTTCTGGGTGGTGGCATACCCTTCTACGTACGTCTGTACGAAATGGTCCAGATCCTCACCGTGGAGGGTGGACCCAGGATAACCCTGTGCGGAGTCCATGAAGTTTTCAGGAGCTGCGCACAGTATGTAGCCAACTGAGCTGTTATACTGGGACGAAAGACCCTCATAGGTCTCCCTGTGGCAGGCAACGAGTACGGAATCCCGTGCTTCGTACACAGGACCTCCCTGAACCCCGCTGCGTCCAAAAGATCCCTGCATACTGCAGCATGTAATGACGGTGCCCTGTGTGGTGCCGTGCCGGGGGAGTACGAGGTACAGCCCCAGGCCAGGATATACCATTAAGACCTCGCCTTGGATGAGATCCAAGTTGAGGCCTTTAACAGTTTCCTCCAAAGGTTTCGTGTCCAAGCGTCCAAGGATCTCCTGGAACCTTTCGGGGGACGCAGCCATAGCGTCGTTATCAGCCATGGTATCTCTACTTGATTTCGAGCCCGTTTAGCAGCATGGTCATGCCCGTCGTGACTACGGACAGGTCTCCGATCGACGTGACGCTGACTTGCAGGTTCGTGAGAACACAGCCTGCTGCCAGGAACGTGATTGGCGTGCCACCTTCTTCCTCACAGTCCTCGATACCACCTGGCTTTATCGTCAGCACGTTGCTGGCTGCCTGGCAGATGTCCGAGTACTTCTCGAGGAAGTTCTTGATGGCTGCGTTTGGACCGACCAAGGCCGTCAAGCTGACCGAACCACTACCGCGTCCACCGATCAGGTACGTACCCTTGGTGTTCAGCGGTCGGTAAGGCGTAACCTGCCGGCCGTACTGCATCTGGAATCCGATGGCGACGAGATCCTCGCCGCCCTCAACGGTAAGAACCGCTTCGTCGAGATGCCATGCTCCAGCGATCCGTGAATCGCTCTGGAAAATGTCATTGGCCATTTATGTACCTCCTTAGAAGATGCGGAATTTGATGTTCAGGATGTTGAGCGGCTCGGGAAGGTCGAGGTCGACTTCGCACCAGATTTGGTCCTTGTTGACCGGGTCCTTGTAGAGCTTCTCGATCGTCATGTCCTGCAACTGCGGGCCGATCTGCGGCGGGAAGCTACGAGCCGTGATCAGGCTCTTTACCGAGTAGAGGCGGGAGCGGATGAGCTCCAGCATCTCGTCGGATACGTTGCCCCTGCCGTAGAGGTCGGATACGTAGTCGCGGAAGTCGCGGACGATCGCGTCCGCGTTGGTCGTGACGCTCTGCTCGCGATGGCCGACATCCTGCATGTCTGTCGTCAGCTGATGACGGGAGTAGACGTCGCCTGCAGCGTCCTCATGGACGATCCAGACGCCTTGCGCCGCCATGTTGTTCAACTGGGTACCACCGAGGGTAATCGTGGTCGTGATGTCGAGGTTTTGCAGCTCGTAGTGGCTCAACGGCTGATGCGGTGCCACTGCGCTGCGAAGACCTGCGATGTATGCGGCCAGGACAGCCTTGGATACGTCCGTCTCTCCGCCGAAGGCGAGGGAATCGGACCACAGGGCGCAGACCCGGCGATTTTCATGCTGCTGTGCGACGGCGCCTACCGAAGCGACGTACTCGTTCGGAGTTGCCGTGCGCCAGACTTCCATCTTGATGGCGATGCCGATGTCGGCTGCCGGGGCCTCGGTCACGGTCAGCTCAGTATCGCTTACGACCTCGTCAATGACATAGGTATCGTATACGGTACCGCCCTTGTTGTCGGGCTGATAGTTGATGTGAACCTTGTCACCAGCCCGGACGCCCTCGGCGACGAACTCGGCGTTCGCGCACACCAGGTCGGTCCCGATGAGTGTGGCCAGCAGATCGTTCTCATCGTTGCCGATGGTGTAGAACGAATCGTAGACCGGAACGTCAATGCCGCGGATCAACTGGCGGTAGAGTGCCCGCTCCTTGGCGCTTGAGAACTCAACGCTGGCTTCCAGTGCGTCGCAGACATCCTGCTCCGTACTGTAAGGAACCAGACTGTAAGGCTCGAGGCGCCAGTCCTGGATTCCTGCAGCAGTTTCGTACCCGTCCAGGTCGTCGGTCTCCAGCTGGATGTAGTAGACCAGCGTACCGTCGGCGGGTGTGAGGGCCGCCTTGACCATGAGGCTCAGGGGGTTGTCCTCGACCGCCGGGCCGAGGTTGTCCTCGACGTCCAGCACGTTGCTGAGTCCGAGCAGCTTGTTGGCGTCGGCTGTGAGCAGCTCCCGGTATTCCATGTAGAGGTCACCGGAGAGGAGCGTGTGCGCCGTGGTGATTCCAAGATACATGGCCGTAGTATAGGTGGCTCCTCCGCCAACTATGATACTCGCGGTGCTCGCCGTCCACCACTCATCGCCTAGATCGATGTCGTCGATGAGGCTCAAGGTGACGTCCAGCGTGGACACGTCGGTCGCACCGGTCAGCTTGTCCCGCAGGACCAGCGTGCGGACTGCGCCGAGTCCGGCTGCCGTGACTGCCACGAGGTATTTGTCGCCGGTTACCAGGTCTTCGTCTTCCTGGAACTGCAGCGTCACGCCCTGCGTCCCGATGACATTGTGAGCATCGGCAGTGACTGCAGTCGTGGTCATGGCGTCAGAGCCATTGATGGTGGTCGCCTTGATCGTGACGCTGTTGGTAGACACATACTCGACCCAAGAACCCGTTTCGTCGGCGACGTACGAGGTCACGATGTCGAATGTATCATCGGTTATCTTGGTAATGGTGAGCGCCGAGCCGTTGTAGCTCGTGGTGCCGCTTATGGTCACCTTGTCGCCGGACACGAGCCCGTGCGAGGCAGAGGTGATCCTGGCTGCGCCGCTACCGTTGTCGGCCACTGCGGTGATGTCACCACTCAAAGATCCACGCCCGACGATCCCACCAGTAACCACTTCAACGATGTAAGTGGTGTCGATGGCACCGATGTAGGTACCGGCAGCTTCTAGCGTCGGTACGACGTTCTTGGCTTCAAAGGTGACGGTCATCGAATCGCCGACGTTGATGGTCTCTGACGCTCCGCTACCGAATTCGATGGTTGCACCCTGATCGCCTATCTCATAGGCCGTACCGTAGGCGCTTGCAGTGAGCTCGCCATCATCGTCTCCGTTATTAGCGGTTACGGTGAAGACAGTACCAGGCAGCTTGTTTCCACTGCCAGCAGTTTTGACGGTAAGAATGTATGTCTCGGATGGATGACCGTAAGCCAGCCCCGTGAAACCGGTCTCGTCCAGGGTGACCGTCATGGACGCTTTTCCTGGTAGCGGCGAATCTTCATTGCTACTGGCCGCCACTATCTCAGCTGCGTTTCCGGTATCAGGCGTAGCATCGCCGCCGGCAACGTCACCGGCCACAGTTGCCTCGTCGACGTCGGCCACAAGGCCGCTGACGATGCTGTCCACCGTGGTACTGCCGAAGGTAACGCGGATAGCGTCACCGATGCGGACATCCCGGCTACCTAGAACAGCGCTACGGCTGTAACCGTTGGCAGTCTTGAAGATGTAAGTATCGAAGCGGATGCGGTTACCGTTGTCCTCGAGGAGTCCGATTGGCGCAGTCCCGCCATCGCCGGTGACGGCGTCGTTGAAGTATTGAAGTACGGCATCCTTTACCTTCAGGATGGCGGAACTGACGTCCACTACGCCATCGGCGGCCTTGTCGGGCCACGCGGTGAAGCTGTTGCCGCTGGTGTCATCGTACGCGCCGAGCAATGCCTCTTCCCCTTCCACACCGTAACGATGAAGCCCGTAACGGGGGGCGAGGATACAGGCATGCAGCGGCAGAGAGTTCGCGGCCGGGACGGACACGAGTTCCTGCTCAATCAGCAGTGCGGGAGGTTGATAAGTCATGCCAGGTCTCTCCTGTGTTGTTTTACTTTATGACTTGTTCACAATAAAGCCTATACCTTTTAATATAGGTGCTATCGGTTTCAATTTCCACCCATGTGCGTTTGTCCAGGTGATTTGGACACCCACCATGTAGTTTTCGTGGTCATCTTCTATCTTCTGACTTTGGCTGATGGCTCCCACATGGAAGCCGCCTAGTTTGAAGTCTTGTTGTATGGCCGGACCGTACTCCAGAAGCATATAAAACACTTCCTCTGCAAGCCTTTCCGCCGCCATGTCGCTCTTGGCACTGCAGCATATAACCTGGTGCTGGCAGACGATGAGCTTCATAAAATCGATACCTTCCTGATTGCCCGTCTTGGGGCTGAAATGCGGTATGGCCCTATCGCGGAGAACTATCCGCTGCACCTGCACCTGTCCGCGGCTGACGTACAAAGCCGGCCGCTGTTGCAGGTGAGTGGCGTCATATTTCCGCCATGGCTCGATGTGCACCCTGCTCTGCGCATCCTCGTCATCGCTGTCCGGCAGCCAGATCAGCTTGCGGAGCTTGGAGTCGCTGATATTGGTGGCGCGGCTAAAATGGTTCTCGAGCAGCTTGAGTATGACCCCGGTCATTATACTCGGCCTGGTATCCGTGCTGCACAGCGAAGACGGGTCCGCCTCGGAGAGCACTTCTTGGGGAGTATCCCAGGTAGGTTCAGGTAGTATGGGCATTAGAATTCATCCTCTTCGCATAAATCGTCATACCAGGTATGCTCGGTTCCAGTTGTAACCACCACAGGTTCCTCGGTGGCTTTGTCGTTTCCTTCGGGCTCCTTGTAGATGACGTCGGTCATAGGTATCCTGTGCAGCGTAAGTTGGTAAATAATGGGCACGCCCTTGATCTCGGTTACATCCTTTACTCCGCGGACAACCCACCTTGTACCGTTGTTGGAGTCGAGCCACAGGTCGTTCTCCTTGATTAGCGTCGGGTAGGCCACGCAGCGTACGACGCGCTTGGTGTCATCCTGCAGGGCCAGGTCGGTACGCTGCATGAGGTGGCTGCGACCCACCGGGTTCACCGTGAGCGGGATGGGCGCGTAGTAGCCGTCCACTATGCCAGTGCCAAAGCATACTTCGCACTGCCCATCCACAGGCTCGTCAGTATCGTAATCCGCACACTCGGTACATGTCGTGCCCCACTCTCGTCGCTTGAGAATGACGCCGGGAAGACCGAGCTTAACGTAACTGAGCAGCTCCTTGCGAGCGAGCTCCCTTGCCAAGATGAAATCTTCCCTGGACCAGTTTCCTATGGAGCGTACAGGAACCGAGTACACCCAGTTTCCACCGCCGTCACTGTCGTAGCGTACGCGATAGAAGGTGTTCATATCCTTGTTCCAGTTCCAGCGAACTGGGTCGATATAGTTGCAGTCATCCGTGATCGGCCCTGCAACCTCTTCCCATTCACCGCCTGATCGCGCCTTGTCTATATAGAAGTCGACGGACCCGTCCGGGGAGAAGTTGCCCTTCATCTCCCAGTGGATGATCTTCTGCATTCTCAGATCGGTGCGTACGTATGTCCACTCAAAGCTCAATAGACTCTCCAGCCTCCAAAGGCAGCGCTGCCAAGATTACCATAACAAGCATGCGAGTTAAGCCTGACCTTCTCCTGCTTGGCCCAGCTGCGCCACTCGTCGATCAACTTCTGGCCCAGGTTCTCGTAAGCATCCCACTTGCGCTTGTCGTTGACGGAAAGACCGCCCGCGCTGTACTGCAGGTCATCCCGCAGATACTTGCGGGCGGCAGTGCGCATCAGATAACCGGCGGTGGCTTTCCGCCAGTTTTCGCGATACGGGAAAGTCGCGCCCGTGAAGGTCTTCACCGGGGGTAGCATCTCGTTCCACTCCTCGATCGGGCGCATCATGCAGAAGGCGATCTCAGTGTCGCTGAACTCGTACTCCAGTAACAAATTGTTGGCCTCCGGCATGCTGTCGCGCAAGACAAGCCGCACTTCGGCGATGTTGATCGGCGTATTACCACTGACGGTCTGAGTGATGCTTTTACGCACCTCCAACCACATCGGCCACTCGGCGATGATCTCCTCGCTGGCATTGTAGCCCACTATACCAGCATACCACATGCCCGCATACGGGATGTCGGCTGGATCGAGGTCCAGGGTGACGATGCCGTCAGTCCCTGGCGGAGAAGCCATGTTCACATCCTTCTCCAGGTAGAAATCCTGATGATGGAGCATCTCCTTGGCCCAGAACTTGAGGCTCGTTACGCCCAGCGCTTCCAGGTCACTCTCGACAGCGCCTACGAGTGTCTTGTACAACTGGATGGTGAACGTCTTCTCCATGTCTGTGACAAGAGACAATACGGGGTAACCGGCGTCTTCGTGGCCGCCTTCGTTGTTGTTACCACCGCCGCCGCTTCCACCGCCGCCGACGCCACCGCCGCCACCTTGGCCTAAGCATAGTTCTGGTATGGGCATGATCTTCTCCTAAATAAGAGGCTGCGGGCCTGAACCCGCAGCCGGCAGCAAGGGCAGGTACGAGCTAACCCAGGACACCAAATTCACTTTTCGAAAAACTTCTCGCACACTTCGTTGAACTCCTTGTCGTGCTGCTGGGCCATGGCCTCCAGCACTGGTATAAGGTCAGCCCTGTCGAGCTCCCATTTCGGGTCGACCTCGACCGGGTTGAATATCTCGCATTTGGCGAAACCGAACTGCTTCGCCACGAACTCGGACCTAATCTCGTTGACACGGGTGATGAAGTGCAGCAGTGGGAAAACCCAGTGCAGCCTCGACCAATGTCTAACCTTGCGCATATCCCGCTTTGTGGGCGGAAGACGGCCCGTGCCCAGCACCATGATCTCCATATCGCCATACTCGATACCCAGCTTATGGTGCAATGCCGCCGCAACTTCTGTTACCGGCATATTCGCCATCAGCCCGCCATCTACATAGCGTAGAAAAGGAGGAAAGTAGGTAGGTGCTGCGCTCGTGGCTCTGGCCACCGCCCACGCTTCTCGTTTATGGTCCTCATTCTTCGTCAACGTATCGAACACCTTCGGCTTGTCGTTCTCGAAGTCAATGGCAGGTATGACTATCGGTGCCTTCAGCTCCTTGAGAGTCATGGGCAGCAGAGTCTGCAACACCTGCTCGATGTCCTTGTTGTCGTACTTCGTCCTGAACGGATTCATACGCCACCACCAGGGCATCTTCGGAAAAGCCTTCTTGCCCAGTGTCTTGAAATCATGCAAGACGTTCTGGGCGCTGGTACCGCTGGCATAGGCCAGGGACAGTATCCCGCCTATAGATGTGCCAGCGAAACAATCAAATTTATCCAGCAGGTTCTCCTCTCTGAACCTGCCTGCCAGTAAAGCGGCCGGTATGGCGCCGAACACACCGCCACCAGCTACCACCAGAACTTTATAAGAGGAGCGCATGCTCAATGAGCCGCCAGGGCCTTGGACACACACATGCCCTGACACTGCTGGGGCCTCACGGTTCTCTTGAAATCAATCATGGAGAAGAACTTCTTCAGGGGGCCTTTCTCCGGTACCATGATGTCGTTCGGAGCGATTATCTCCGCATGATGCTCTTTATCCAACTCTGCCACCAGCAACGGTATCTCCTTGGTCTCCGCCGCCGAGAACAACTCCCTTGGTGGGATGCTGTAGTCGAGCTCTCTGTCACAGATGATCAGCGAGGCCTTTTCCTTGCCCTCGTAGATTTCGATCAACGCTTCCTGTACAGTGGGTACCTTCACGATGAGGCACTCTCGGCTCTTTACCTGCTCGACAGCCCTTGCAAGCTTGTCGGCTTGCACTAGCCCACTGGTTACCCATATAATCTTAGTCATCATAGCAGTTTGTCTGTTACCTCCGCTTTTAGCGTTCTTACTTCGTCTTCGACGTATTTTTCAAGGCCCTCCGTATCGTTGAAGGTCAAGATACTCTCACGCATCTTGTCTTCCAGTGCCTTGAAGCTCTCTTTTGCAACGTACGACCCCGAAGGAGTTCCCTTATGCTTGAACTCGTCCAGGGTATCTTTTACCCGCAAAAACCCAGAATCGAACACGCTCTCGAGGCACCACTGCCCTGGGGTGAAGGGTGGTTTGCCCGCCCGCACATAGTCCAGCAGGAATCTGCTGAGGGTAGCCTCGAAGTTTTGGTACGTTATAGATACGACCACCTTTATCTGTTGCGGAGAGTTATTACCCTCATACTGCCTCGAGATAGTGGTTACCTCCGTCTCTATCCTATCCAGCTTACCGGTATTATCCTTCTTGTCCTTACTACGAAAGAACATAATAAGACCGCCAGCAACCACGGTAAGAAACGAGAACCCGGCCGAAATGGCCTCTCCCACGGATACCATAACCTGATTGTCGGGTACTTCGATCATTTTATTTCCTTTTTGTCATAATGCGCTCTTTACCTAAGATAGCATGAAACCACACTTTTATCCACTAAGCATAGAAGTCGGGTGCGCGGTTCTTGGTTGCCATGTTGTTCGATTGGTAATGCAAGTCAACCGTGAACAGGAACGGATCGATGTTTCCGGCGTCCGCACTCAGATAGGTGCGGCACAGGATAAGCCCGTCAACCTCGATGGCAACACCACCGAGCTGGCCGCTACCGTCCGTAAGCTGCACCTCACTGACGACATGCCCGTACTGAGGGACGTTTATCGCCGATGCATCGTGCGTAACCGTCTTGTTCGTCGTCGCCGGGAACGCGGCCGGGGTCGTGTCGTTACGCTTCTGGAACGTGGCGTCGAAACCCCAGGTGATCGAATTGGCGGTATCCGCAGTGTCCAGGCCCCAGTGTGCGTGGATGTAGAGCTCACTGCCTGGGACATAATCATGGGGAATGTGGAACACGTGCCACACTTCGTCGCCGACGACATCAAATTGATATGCGCTGATGTTCGTGCGGAACACGGCCCAGGTCGGGGTATTAGATCCGCCCTTTACGCTGATGTCCGACGTGATGTCACGCCAGCCGAAAGATGGACTTGCTGGGTCTACCTTGATGCCGAGCCCGGACGTCTTCGGTAGGATAAGGCCAGTAGTTGCGTAGATGTTCGTTGCCTGGGCCTCTCCGTCTACGTCCAGTAGTTTAGCCGGAGTGCTCGTTCCGATACCCACACGATCTGTAGAAGCATCGGCGAAGAGTAGGTTAGGATCGGTATCGCCCTCGACGCGGAAGTCGCGGTCATTACCTGCTTCGTTGAAGACCGCACCGCCGTCTACGTTTAGCGTGGTGCCATCCCAAGTAAGCCTTGTCTCTGTAGTAAACTGACCCGCTGAACCATCGTAAAAGGCTATGGCATTGTGATTTTCTACACCATTCCAAAATGGGAAATACCTTATTAGTTCGTCTATGTTATCGCCACTCGCGTTGGACGTGACACCACTTGTCTGCCCCGTAAGCACTTCGCCTGTGAGGAACGAGCCCGATGTTCTCTTCCATACGAGAACGGTTCCCGAACCTGAGTCGCTGACTACAGTTGCCATCTCTCCCGTCACGTTTCCTTCTATGATTTCGCCCGTTTGGTAAGTGCCACCTGCTTGGTTGTTATATCCGATGCCTACGTTTCCATTGTGATTGGCGAATAGATCATTGGTCTCGTCCCATACGATGCCGACAGGAGAAAGACTACCGCGATTGATCATCATGCCTGAGAATCGATCCGTCGTGCCAGCACCCGTTTCATCATCGTTCAGGTACAGCAGGGGGTCGTCCAGCTCCTGCCGGAACAGTTTGTATAGAGCAGCGTACTCGTTCTCGGTCAGCGTTTTGAACACAGTCCATGTGCCTGTGTGTTTCAACAGCTGCCCGTTACCTGCATTATAGACAATCCAGCCGTCCTCCGGCACGTAGAACTTCCATGCGCTGCCGTCCCACTCGGCTATATGGCCAGCGTGGCCTGCCCATGCATCCGTAGGAGGGTTATCCACCAAGTACCGATCACCAAGTGTGGGGCTTCCCGGAGGCGTGGTCTGTTCTCCTAGCACCAAGTCCTGGAAGGACAGCTTCTTGAGATTTCCCAGTATCGCCCCGGAGTTGTCGTCACTGGCGTCGGGGGTGGTCGTTACGGTGACCTTGGAAAAGGTAGGCTCAGCCGCCGTGTCCAGGTCCTGGTCCATCTTCTGTGCGTGTCTGTTGTGACTCATCTAGTACTCCTTATACATGTTCGCCATCGCGGAACTGCAATGCCTTAACGAGGAAGGATATGCCATAGATATTGCCAGGGCGGGCATCCGCTTCTATGTTAAGCCATAAGAGCTCTGCCGGGACGCCTGCGCCCTCCGTACCCTTGTCGGAAATGTCCAGCTCGAATTCGAATGTGGTCTGTTCACCGGCCGTCATTGTCTTGGTGACGGAGTCGCTCACCTCTCCTGTTGTTGACGTCGGGTCTGTTGTGCTGATCGTGTCTCCGTCAACACTCGAGTTAAGCCAGGCTATCATGGTCAGGTCGTCAGTGGTGGGTGTGCCTGTACCCGCTGAAGAAACTACGATAACTTCAACCTTCAGCGGAGCGGAAGTGTCCACCCATCGCGGAAGCGGGAAGGCCGCGCCGACGCTGTCGCCGTCACTGTTGAAGTTGTTGTTGATGAACCCTGCCTTGCAGTTCGTACTGCGCCACAGGTCCTGGTCCGTCAGAGCGCCCCCGACGTCCTGGAAGCTGTTCCAGAACACCGGTATGCCGACATAGGCCCTGGCCTTGCCGAACATCTCGCGATAGCCGTCCGAATTGAGTTCCGTACGGTCGGTATGCAGTTTGATCTGCTCGAACGTCGGCGGAGTGGTTATCGTGGCCGTCGTGATGCGGAAGCGTATCCAGTAATAGTTCGTTCCAAGCGACGGCGGGTCGTTCCTGGCCCAGTCGGAGTCTATCCGCGGGTCGAAGGTCATCTGGTAGCTGCCAGCCGCCGCGGTGAACTTGGCGCCGTCCTGGCGATAGTACGGAACGCTGCTCTGGCAGGTCATGGTGTTGAACGCCGTCCACGCCGAGCCGTCCCAGTATTCCGCCACCATGTCGCCTGAGCCGAGAACGGCAGCGACTGTGGTGAGGAACTTGATGCCGAAGAACCGATGGTAGTCCGACGCCGAGATGGGAACCCTGGAGCCCAGGTACAGGGCGTCGTCGACGTCCGAACCCATAGGGACCGTGCTGCCGTCAGGACTGGACGCTTCTGTAGTCCAGTCCGTGTAGGACGTGAGTCCGTCGTCGTAGGTGTAAACCAGCATGCCATTGACGTAGCTGTCGCCGCCGCCGAAGGCTGATTCACGCGGGAAGCCTGGTGACCCTACATGCAGTTCCGCCAGCGTCGTCCATGACTCGTCTCCAGGGACCAGGCTCAGGAAGCTCGCCTGGAGGACGGCCTCGGGGCTGATGGCGAAGGTGTCGGGGTTGGTGATACCGAATCCGCGGGAGATCGTCCCTGCACCGGCCTGGTAGTTGGCGACGGTGTTCTCGAGCATACCTGCGTTGTACCCCTCGAAGATGCTGCCGCTGCCGGTGTTGTCCACGCCATAATCGTTCTCGTTGAAGATGCCGGCACGTACAACGAGCTTCCCGCCTGACTCTACGAACGCGCCCTTGGTGGCCAGCTTGACTGCGACTTCGTTGGCGTCCAGCTCCGCGGAATTGGAGCAGCGGATGCCGTTTACGACACCGTCCTCTTCGGAGAACAGCCCGAGGACATGGACATGCGTCCCGGACCCGGTCGCCCAGACCAGGTCGGTAAGCGCCGCCGCGCCGCCGGTTCTGACGTTGTAGATCACCGCGTCGCCAGCCTCAACCTTGATGCCGACCGCCATGGCCTGGCTGAACGGCAGGAACACGGGCTGCCTTACGGTAACCCTGGCGCTGGCGTTGTTGACGCGCAGACAGCTCGTGACGTTGATGAAGGACACGTCGTCGACGATGTAGCTTCCCGCTACGTCGATGTCGATGGCGTAGGCCGACGACAGGTGGTTCTGGATGGCCACGTTCCGGATCTTGGCTCCGGAAGTCAGGAAAACGGCTTCCTGGGTCGTGTTGCCCGTGTAGTCCAGTATGACGCCGTTAGTCAGTCCCTGCAGCGATACGTACGCCGGAACGGACAGCACATTGTCACCGATGCTGTGCACGCCCGGGTTAAGGTAGACGGCATAGGGCTTCGACAGGCTTGAATCCGTTATGGTAGCCAGGGCGGCTGCAATGTCGTCGCCTACGCTCAGCCACAATGCCTGCACATTGAGACCGACCTCGGGGGCTTCGCCGCCACCGGGCGTCTGTACCTTTACGAACGTCGGGGAAGCGGTGCTGCCGACGTCCTGGTCCATCTTCTGTGCAAAATCATTGTGGCTCATTATTAAATCTCCTCTGGCGGTGCCGGGAAGTCCTCGCTGGTAAGTTCCCGAATGTCTTGTCCGAAAGCGGAAAGGAAGGCATCACGGTCTTCCTGGGGGACGCCGATGTAGTCCAGGCGTTCGGTGGGGATGCGGGGCACGGCCCACTCGCCGCTGGCCATCTCAGTGGGGCCTTCGCACCACTTGGTGGTCTGGCAGGCCGTGGGGTCCGGAACGCCATTGCGGAGTCCTACGATGGGGAACCAGTCGGTCCCGTTGATGGCTGTGACGCAGGCGTCTCCTTCTGCCTCTGTTGCAAATACATAATATTCCATGATGTGTCTCCTATGAGTTTAAGTAAGGTGGTGTTGTTTTGTACGGGTGGCCACCTGGAAGGTTTGCGTCCAGGCCCCACTTGTGGGCAAGGTAGCCTTCAACCTTTTGGCGCGTCGCATCATCAGCCTGATTAAGAACTACCATCTCGCCAAGATTGGTTACTATCTTAGAATAGTAAAAACCATCAACATCACGATAATAGGCTCCGACTCTAAACGTGTCTTCCACGACATTAACCGGCCTCGACGAGAAAAATATTCTGGTAAATTCCGTTCCGTTCTCGAATATCTTCGCATCTGTAATATCGGCAGAAGCGGCTCTTTGACTAGAGTAGAGATAGCCTTCCTCAGCCCCGGGAATCGTAAGAACCGGATCATAGTAAACGTAGGTTGAGTAGTAATACCGAAGGCCGCTGTTCGAAGTCGCTCCCATAACAACTCCGCCAGGAGCCTGCTGATCATCACCTAGCTGGCATATCGTCCTGGGGCCTGTCTGCGCCGGACCTTTCGTGAGAGCCGCAACTACTGTAAGAGCGTTGTCCCCGGTAAGCCCGAACCCACTCATTTCGAGATAGTTGGCACCGTTGAAATATAAGGCATTCTTGCCTCCTAAAACAACTGTTTTGTTAGCCAGGGGTTGGAGTCCGCCACCCACTTGAGCCAAGTGTCGATCGTTTCCACTCTTGTCGTCCCATTGGGATACGAATCCGCCGGTTTCAACGATAGTAGAGAGGTCGTCTGCATCGTACCATGCATGGGTCGCCATTACAGCTGGAGTCCACAGGAACGGCTTTCGTGCGTTATTACTACTGTCTACTATATTCGTGCTCATGATCCGATCCTCGTGATGCGTTCCACCTTGACGTTGTCAACGACGGCACTGTCGGTAGCGCCGGCGATGGCCACGACGATGTCGTATCCGGCCTTGGCGGCGTCAAACCAGGCCGCTGTTGTGATTTCAGCAGGTGTCCAGATCGGTGTATTACGCCTGACTCCAGGTAAACTATCATGCTTTATTATGCTCTTGCTCATCGTAAACTCCTATGCCGTCGGTGGACTGAATCTGTACGGGTGCGTTGACGGCAGCTGGCTTACCAATCCCCACTTATGGGCCAGGTAGCCCTCTACTTTTTGTTTGTCATCCAAGCTCAATTCAGTATCAAACCATAACAGTTCACCAAGTTTATAGAACTGAGTTGGACCCACATCTAAGTCCGCTCTCCCCATTATCCTATTGAGGGCAAAAGAGTTGGTTGAAACCATCTCAATAACGTTGGCTCCAGTTCGGACTGCCGTATCTGAATGTCCTGTTGCAACTGCACTGTCAGAACCACCATTGAGGCTATATTTTCCTGTGTTAGTTCCAAGACCATCAAAGGATGTCTGTGTATCATCCCATCTCACAAACTCTTCTGGGCCACCGCTATCGATATTTCCAAACATCATAATCTTGTTTGGTGAACTAGGCTCGACAGAAACGTCATATACAGCAAAACATGATTTGACCGTATCGGCATTAGCCACAGCCATATCAGCAGAACCTTCGACAGCATTGCCTGTTAGAACATTGAGTCCATTGATCGTGGCGTTACCCGTTAATGGCTGATTTGCTCCTGCACCCTGTGTAGCGTGGTTACCGTTACCACTCTTGTCATCCCATTGACTGACCGCACCGGCGGTTTCAGTGATTGTGTCTGCATCAGCAGCATCATACCACGCAGACGTGGTGAGCTGACTTGGCTCCCACATGTTCACGCCGGATTTGTTCTTTGTGGGCGGTACGTGGCGGTAGGGATGGTTCAGCGGCAGGTTGGCCGTGAGGCCCCACTTGTGGGCGAGGTACCCTTCAATGCGTTGCCGGGTTGCCTGCGAGCAGTCTTCAACAATAATGACCTCTCCGTATTTACCTGTAAACTTCTTCGTGAGTCCCGAGTTGATTCCGAGCAGGAACGTGCAGGGTGTATCCAGCTTCGTCGTATACGCCCCATCCGGTGTTCGCTTGACACCATCAACGAAGGCATTGCTGATGCTACTGTCCCAGTCAAAGTTCACATTGAACAGGCGGAAACCCGTTCCATTATAAGGGCCGCCAGTAAGGTCATTACTGGCACCGACACCTCTTACAGCCAGACGTCCGTCCCAGCTTCCAAATGTTTTTGAGATTAGGTTAAAGTCATTCGGAGTCGTACCGAGTGTACCGAACATACCGTCAAAGTTGCTGTTAGATGCGTCAAATTCTGTGACTGAAAAGACGGCGAAGTTACCCGAAGTAGGTATGGGGAACGAGGTCTTCTCCATATAGTCGCTATTTGCTACGAGTACATTTAGACCGTTCTGTGTGTCTACGCCTGTGGCGAATTGATCTGTTCCGACTGCCTGTACGAGGTGCTCGTCATCACCACTCTTATCATCCCACTGGGATACCGCACCGGCGGTTTCGGCTATAGTGTCTGCATCAGCGGCGTCATACCAAGCAGTGGTTTTGATGTCGCTTGGCAGCCAGAGCTGCTCCTGCTGGACGGCTTGTGTCGGTGGGTTCAGCTTGTAGGGGTGGTCGTAGGGGAGCTGCGCTTCCAGGCCCCACTTGTGGGCAAGGTAGCCCTCGATGCGCTTACGGGTGTCATCAGATACATCTTTCGTTAGGATAATCTCACCAATATCTCCTTGGAGAAAGTTTCCAGTGAACGCACCTATTCTAAGTTCTGTTGCACCGAACGCACCAGTATATGGGGCATCACTTGATGGTGTTCCTCCGTTTACACGCACTCTGCCGCCCACGCTGTCATATACCATACCACCAATAAACGGTTCACCATAAGTTATATCTACAGTTCCACTACTTGTACTGTTTCGTGTAACCCTAATATTTTCATTTGTAGCTCCTCTCAAAAAAGCTACACCAAGAGGGTCACTGAAGTCAGTACCTCCAGCATTAAGACCAACTATCCTCGCACCTCCAAATGATCCATTTTCCATCGTACAGACTGCTACAATCTGCACGTCTGGGTCTGTCAATGAGAAAGAAGTGGATACCATTAAGTCGTCAATTCCATCAAACTGTAGGGCATTGAGACCGTTTATTGCCCCTATCGTTGGCTGTGCGGAACCTGTTCCTTGAGCCACATTGTATCCGTTGCCGCTCTTGTCATTCCATTGGCTTACGGCACCGCCAGTCTCGGCGATTGTATCGCTGTCCGCGGCATCATACCAGGCTGCTGTCTGAATAGCGGCAGGCGTCCACTTCTTGAACTTGGTGGCGTTACTTATACGTTTTATCAGTGACTTTGCCATAAGGCGTTACCTCCTTACGGTGCAATCCAGTAATCCGTTCCATTGTGCCAGAACTTCTCGCCGGCATAGAGTACCGAGATTTCCCGGCCGGTCGTTCCGATGACGCCTTCGACGTTGCCGCTGGTGGTCTTCGCGAATGCGCTGTTGGCGCCGGCGATCTTCTTGATACCTACCAGGAAGTTGTCATAGTCGGCGCCTACGGGAAGGATCACGTCGACGTCACCTCCGGTGGTATCAACCAGCAGCAGTTCGTCTATGTCCTGAACGTTGTACGGGCTGTCGGCGAACGTGATGGTCTTGCCGTACAGATCGTTGCTGCGCGGGATGCTGTCACTTGGACGCCACGGCAGCACCTTGATGGTGTCGGCATCTACAACTTCGGCTACCGGATCGCTGAGGTATGTCATACCCTGTGGCTCAGTGGCCGTCAGCTCACTAGCTGTAGCACTGAGGAACAGATACTCACCAACAGGGAACCCGTGTGATGGCCAGGGTACCTTACCGTGTGAAACCACGATGAAGTTGTCGTCGTCAACTTTAAGGATAACGCCTTGTGTCAGCGTTTCCCTGTCGTCAGCCTGTGCGGCCGTCCAGGTACCGGCGTCGTTGTATACCGGATCACCGGTATCGAAACCGTGAGCCACGACGTTATAGATGTCGTGGGTGTAAGTGGCATGCTCCGTGGCTGTCAGATGGTAGTACTCGTCTGTAGTACCACCCTGGAGATCGCTCCTGTCATTGTGGAGGAGGTTCGTCGCTTTGGCGTCTACGTATGCCTTGACGGACTGCTGTGACGGAACCTTGGTAGCGTCGTCACCCGACATATCGTCCTGGTCCAGGAAGTAACCATTACCTACCAGGGAGGTGTCGGCATTCATCGTGGCGCCGGCCGCATCCACGTTGGTGGTGTCAGTGACATCGGCACCAGCTTCTATGTTGTCCAGCTTATCTGCCTGGGCTACCGTCATCAACCCCTTCTGGGCGGGGCCGGGACTGGTAGGCTGTGCGTTTTGAATATCATCAGTACCGTCGATATGTTCTGCGGCGTGTAATTTATTGTGTCCTGAAGCCATAGTCTGTGCCTCCTACGCATTGGATGTTTTCTAGCTCTGCATTATGGATATTTCTACTCCGGCCTGTACGAACGCCCCTACGGCATAGGGTTTCTCATCCCCCGCCGTCCAGTCGTCATACGGGCTTTGGCCGATCTGCTGGACCCATCCGAGCTTCCCTGAGGCCGATATGGCTCTGCCAGCGAGAGCGTTCCACGCCTTCCCTATGACGGGGGCATAGGTCGCACGGTCGAGAAGGCCATTGTTGACCCCCCAAGAGAACCCGAATGTGAAGAATGATGTACCTGAGGTTTCGGGGTATGGAGGGTCGGTGGCGTCCAGTAGGTTTGACCCCCAGAAACCATCGTCACGCTGGCAGGCGGCCAGAGCCACGGCCATCTCAGTGAAGACGGTTTCGTACTCTGTCCGATATGGACTGTCCGAAGGTAGATCCGTGAGTACCCGAGCCAGCCCTGCGAAGACCCAGCCGTTGCCACGCGACCAAAAGACCTTTGACCCGTTCGCGGTTTGATTGGCTGGATAGAACCAATTCTCGTCACGGTACCACAAGTGGGATGTCTCGTCGTACAGTCCCCCCGACCAAGTTGATCGGCAGAAAGTCCAGAAGTCATTCGCCGCATCGTGGTAGGAATTGTCCCCCTGTATGACCCCCATCTTCGTGAAGGTGGCGGGAGCCATGTACACGGTATCACACCAAGTCCAATAGTTCACGGCTGGAAGCAGGGCGATCTGAGCGTCAAGATTAGCCTTGATGTTGCTGATCTTGCTCGGGTCTGTACTGCCCTCATATTCATAGTAGTCAGCATAGACTTGACCGCATAGTTGGTCATCCGCGTGATAGGCTCCAGGGAATCCACCCCTTGTCGGCTTGTTCCAAGAGAAACGGTTCCCCCAGTTCTCAACATAGGTGTCCACGGCTGGGGCGTCCGTTTCTTCCAGCAGACGCATCGCGCCCGTCAGGTATGCGGCGTCGTCCCACGTTCTATCCATTACAGTGTACGGGTAATTGGTCGCCCAATAGGTGTTCACCAGTTCAGCCGTGGATAGGGCGACGGCGGCGGTCGGAAGGCTTGAGCTGATGTATGACGGAGCTGGCGTCGTGGACGCTCTAGGTGGCTCTAGCTTGTACGGGTGCCCCACGGGGAGGCTGGCAGTCAGCCCCCACTTCCACGCGAGATAGCCTTCCAACTTTTCCCGTGTTTCGTCACTGACCTCATCCTTGATCGCGATGACCTCACAGATCGCGCCGTCCCACGCGAATTCTACTATGGAGTCGGGGGCGGGTGCCCTTCTCAGCGAAGCTCCAACTCCCCACCCGTTGCTGAACAGGAGGTCGTGACGGACTCCCGAGGTCAGATCCTGTAGGTTGTCTCCGCCGTCAATGCCGATACGCCAACAGGCACCCGCCTCCCTCACGAAATTGGTCTGATGGGAGTCCGTGTTGATGCTTGGCAGAGTGTTCTTGGATGCCGCGCATCTGTCAACAAAGGTTGCGGCTGTTGCCTCGTCAAACACGGAAAGCACTTCGTCGGTCAACGCTCCCGTCTGTGAACCGAGGGCAATACCATTGGAATATTCTGTGCCGTATATCGAGGCAAGGAATGGGGGGCTGTAGGACGGTGGTGAGGGGAATTTTACTGGGAGGGCTTCCGTGATCACCTCATTTGACTTGAAGACAATGAACAAGCTCTTGATGTCGTTGTCCAACCCCGTGGCGTCGAACATATGGGTATAATCTTCTTTCGTGAACTCAATCGCATTGAGACCGTTGACCGTGGTCTGCGTTGGGCGACGGGCAGGGTTCGGTTGGAGCAGGAACTTCCCAACCTTCCCCGACTTGTCTCCCCATGAGGCATACTTGCCGTTCTCGTCCATGATCAATGTGGTCGTGTCGGCTCCGTCATACCACCCCTCGGTCGTTATGTCTGATGCCGAGAATAGCGGGGGTGCATCTACACCGACAGTCGGTTTGTCGTATTTGTACGGGTGTAAGTAAGGGAGGTTAGCTGTCAGTCCCCATTTGTGGGCGAGGTAGCCTTCAATCTTCTGACGTGTGGATTCGGTACAATCCTCGATCAACAGAATCTCGCCATATAGCCCCGATAGTGACGGATTGCCGAAGTTCCTGCCTATCTGTATGTCATCATATAGTGTAACGGGTGACGCCACATAGTCTGATCTACTATTGTAGTTCTGACCGTTGATGTAAATCCCCAAGAGGTCATTGCCTGCGTCGGCAAACGCACTTACAATACAAGGATCATTGAACGGGGAGTTGGGTGCGCTGAACTCCCGTGTATATGCACCGTTAATAAACTTTAGGCTAGGATTGAAACTTGTGTCATCCGTCCCATCTATAACCGCAAATTTGTCCCCCCCTGCCGTCCGTAGTGATACTATAGCGGGGTCATTGACGTTGGATTGGAGAGTAAAGTCATATACTGCAAACATTGCTATGTTTCCCGAAGGGACTGCGATATTGGCTCCAAGGTTCTGCAACAAATCGGCATTGAACGTCAGGACATTCAGACCGTTCAGCGTATCTTGACCGCTTACGGGTCTAGTGACTCCCGTTCCTGTCAGATCATAGCCATTACCACTTTTGTCGGCATATCCCGTAACTGGTGCTCCCGTGATCGTGGAGAGATCACTTGGGTCATACCATGCCACTTTAGCAATGTCGGCAGGTGTGAACGGTCGTGTTCCTATAAGTGCCATATTAGCCGATCCTCTCAAGTTTGACGTTATCCACGACACCGTAGCCAGTAGCTCCATCAATAACGACGGCAAGGTCATTTCCGACTAATGCCGCATCCGTAACAGGATCAGTCTCATAAGTACCTACAAAAGTCTGTAGTTCACCTGTATCTGTCACCGTACCGCTTAGTGTTATAATCACATACGGATTAAACGCACTTGCCCCTGCCGCAAAGTCCTGCCTATCGAAGAGAGCGGGCAAGGCACAGAGATGAACTTCATATATTCCTCCTGCTTCACCATAACCAAATGCCGAGATATGACGATTATAACCAATATCAACGGTGAGTTGATACTTAACGGTGTTGACATTTATATCACCGATCACACCGTCGGCAGTACAAGCTCCGCTATTGGTATACAACATACCGAGGGCTTGTTCATTCCCGACTTGTGCAGTTACCCAGTCCCCGCCATCTTTGTTGATCATCCCAAAGCGACCTGCACCAAAGCCAGTATCAGCACCAAGCCAGTTGCCATTATCGGGTAATTGACCTTCGACATAGCCACTTATCACTGGGGACTCGAAGTCCTCAGTAAACAGCACGGCGGGAACGAGTAGCCGCTTACCAGTAGGAATGATCAGGTTAGTACTCATACACTTAATACCACGAAGTAGGTTTGTGTTCCGTCATAGTAACACTTCTTGACGTTGTTGGCATCGATACGCTCGATCCAATGGAACCCTGCAGGTGGGTCTACTGGGGCCGAGGCATATTCTACAAGTGTCATACCTGATCCACCTGTGGGGGCGACTTCAACCGTAACACCGCTTTCCTGCAAGTCTCCGTCAGTGTCGGTCGTGATGACGTTGTCACCGGTGTTCAGACTTGTAATACGTGCGTTGGGGAGGCTCAGAAGACTTCCATCCCAAGTCAAGTTGGCATCGCCTTCCAGCGTTCCGTCACCGGTCCATACACCGACCTGGTTGTCCACTGGGGTTCCCACCTTAGTAACACCGCCTGCAACGACTTCGTCAATAGCTTCCTGTACGTCCGTGGCAGTCAGGCCGCTGGTCGTGTTGTCATATGAAACGCCCGATGCTTCTGGGCTTCTGTCGTCTTTTGCCCACAAACCACCCTGTAATACGACCCGGTCACCTATTGCCCAGTCATTAACTCCGTCGATGGAAGTCGTGCCCGCCACATTAACAATGTAATAGTCACCTTCATCTGCGGGTGAACCGTCTACTAGGCCGCCGTCGGCCAATGCTACGCCACCAGGGGCCGTCAGGTTGTTAGTCGCATCCCAGGTGCCTCTATATACCAGGCTACCGGAGGCTCCACCACCACTAATTACATTAATAATAGGCATCGTTTATCCTCCTGCCTGGGTATTGGCTATCGACACACCTGGACGCATAGGCTCTTGGTTCCTGTGCCGCCATGGATGGCCCATATCTCGCTTATACACAAATTGGTTCTGTTGATCTCGTAAGCACCGCCGTTCGCGGTAAGAAAAATTCCTTTACCCACTTCGGCCTGATTGGTCGAGCCGTCGGGGCTGTTCTTCAGGGCCAGGTAGATACCCTCATCGGAGGCGTTGGTCAGTACGATGACTTTTACGCCTTTGCGGCCGAGGACAGGCTCCCTGGCCAGTACAAGAGAACCTGAAGTGGTGACGTTAATGCCGTCGATCTCTCCACCATTGTTGATAATGTCGGCCATAATGCCTCCTGTATGTCGTTAAACCGTCGAGGGCCCTGGTGGGCCCCCTCGGCGTCATTTATTTATTCTTGGCCGCCGCCTTCTTCTTGGCTTCCCGATTCTTCTTGCGGGTAGCTGCCGCCTTCTTCGCTGCTTCGCTGCGCTTCTTGGCGGCCGCTGCTTCCTTCGCGGCCTCCGCCTTGGCGAGCTTGGCGATCGGATCGCCCACGTTCTCGGTCAAAGCGTCTTCCATGTCGATGTCCTTGGCCTTCTGCACAGTGCGTGGGTCATCGGTCTCGGGCTTTTCCCAGCCCATGGCGTCACGCATGGTGACGGTCTTCTGGCCAGTGGCCTTCTGGACGAGGTCTTCAGCGTCCTTGAGGCGGCCTTCGCCTTCCTCTACGGCGTTGATGATCTGCGTACGCTTCTTCGGCTTCGGTTCTTCTTCCACCTTGGGCTCTTCCTTGACTTTGGCCTTCTTCTTGGCTTCCGCCTTGGCCTTCTCGACGGCTTCGCCGTGGACCATTCTGTTCTGGATGGAGTCCACCTTGGTGGTACTCACGCCGTTGACCTGATAGGACAGCTCAACCATCTTGGTGTTGACGGCAGTGGCCAGCATCTTGCGCTGCACCGGAGTGGCTGCCGTGTAAACATCGAATGGGACGATAACGGAGCTCTTCGCCTTGACGAAGATGCCGCTCTTACCGAGCCAGGTGTACTTCAAGCTGCGATTGGTCGGATTCGTTACGACCGTCGCGATTAGGGGTTCTGTGTGATGCATTATTTCGTACCTTTTTGCTGTTGGGGATATATAGAAAGCCCCCGGACCCGAGGTCCGGGCACGGGGGCATACCATAACACAAAGGACAACTGCCTAGAGTGCCAGTCCGGTGCGCCAGTTGATGGGGCTGCCGGCGAACTCGACGCAGGCGACTGCGGCGACGTTGGCAACCGTGGCACCAACACACTCGTAAGCGTAGAAGCTCATGATGAAGTCTTCGTGCTTGGTGGACATGCAGATGTTGTCCAGTACGAAGAAGTCACCGAGATACTTCGGCGCTGCGAACATGTACATTTCGTAGTCCGCGACGAGGTTGTTCTTGATGGTGATGTTCCACTTCAGACCCATGATCTGACGCTCGGTGAAACCGTTGACGAACATGTCTTCGGCCAAGTCACCACCGATCGCGGTGCGGTCCAGAGCAACAACGTCCCAGATGGTGATGTTGTTGATGAGCGCTGCGGCCGGGTTCAGACGACGGTTCGTGGTGGGGAGACCACGCATCGCGTTGGCGAGGTTGGGGCGATCAATCGCACCACCTTCGATGTACTGACACGCGCCAAGGGCTGTGTTGACAGTGTTCTGACCACCGGAGTCGGTCTTGACGATGGTGTCAACCACGCTCATGAACTTCCGGTCTTCCTCTTCAAGGATGTCCTTGAGGATGAAGTCGTTGAAGATCTGGCGGATGTCCATGTCGTACGTGAGCAACTCGTTGACGTCGGAGACGTAACGACGGCTCATGATACGGTCGAACATGACGCGGTACCGGGGTGCGGTCAGGTTGCTGTCCATGGGGGAAGTTCCGAACGGCACGGTGTAGGCGCCAGCGGAATTCGGTTCCATGTCCTTTACGATGACGGGCAAGGGAGTGTCCACCTGCTTGTCGAGGTCAGCGGGAGTGACGTCGGCAACGTCGTAGAACTTACGAGCGAAACCTTCTTCACGCTGTCTCAAGCGCAGGTAGTTGTTGACCTTGTCCTCAGCCTGTTTGCGGATGCCGCTGTCTTGGGAGGTGAGTCCGTTGACGACGGATTCGTTCATCATTTTGACTTCAGTCGGATTCATGATGATTCTCCTTAAGAGTCAGCGCCGGCCGGAATGTACTCAGTCCAGAAACGGAGCACGCTCTTGCCGTCTTTGTTAGTTTCTACGCCCGTGGATACGACGCCGACCGCGGTCAGCGCGCCATAGGGCAGCACTCCGAGCAACGTGATGGAACCGTCTGCGCTCTGCAACAGATCGTTGGGAGCGTAGGTTTCGCCATCGTCGTACTCGGTTGACTCGACTTCGAAGGCACCGCTGCCGACGAGACCGGACATCACTCCACCGGAGATGTTGCCCTTGTCGGAGTTGGTGTCAAAGTCGTCTTGACTGTTGATCACGAAGATCGGCATCGGTTTGTTGCCGACCGCGCCCACCGGACAGCCCTTGACGAGTTCGCCATTGGAGTCCAGGGAGCAGCACATGCCTTCGACGATCGCTTCATCGGCCTTGGGAGCCGCGGCGAAGTCGAGACGACGTGGAGCGATGGCCCCTTTTACGGGGACCAACGTGTGGTCATACATTTGACCAGGAGTAAGGGTACCAGCCATGATAGCCTCCTGTTAGTTAATATCTATGCTCCGTTGCCGAAGCCTTCTTCCCATGCTTTGTCCGAAGGGGCGAGATCTTTCTTGCTGGCTTTCGCCGCGCTTTTCTTGATCTTCGCGGTGTGTCCCAGTGAGTTCGTCGGGGCGCTTTCGCGTTCGGTGAACTTACTGACGACACGCTGCAGACTCAGCAACGCTTGATCCGGATCTTCCCGGAACGACTGCACTAGGTCATCCGAGGCCTCTTTCGAGAGCACATCGGACTCAACCAGCTTTTCAGCGGTCTGTGCAAGGACTTGGTCGCTGAAAGCGGGTTTCGCGTTGGCTTCCGAGGCCTCCTTCTGGAGCTCCGCGATAGCTTCCTGCGAAGCCTCAACGTAGTCGATGACCGTGTTGATGAATTCCCGCTGTTTCATGACTTATCCTCCTACTTCGCGCTTTGAATTGCTTGAAGAGCTGTCAGAAGAGTGCTCTTCCGGTCGGGAGTCTCTTCCTTCTCGGAGGCTTCCTTCGGCATTTCCTCGGGAATTTCCTCTTCGACGGGAGCCTCTCCTACGGGAGCCTCTTCGCCCATGCCGCCTGCTTCCTCTTGAAGGACCTGGATGATCTCTTCGTCGGATGCACCGGTCTCGGCCTTGATGGCTTCAACCTGGGCCTGAGCTTCCATCAACTCTTCGGGAGTGATGCCTGCGGCATCTAGTTCAGCTGCTAGTTGTTCCAGAGCGGCCGCGTCTTCTTCTGGAATGGCGGCTTCCGGCTGGGCCTCCTCGGGGAGGACTGCCTCCGGGGTCTGGACAGCAGTGGCGTCGAGAAGCGCAGCGGCCTGATCTTCATCAGGAACAATGCCGCTTTCCACGACGTCGTTTATGTCCTCAGCCTTCTTTTGCAGGCCTCTTTCGAAACCGGCACTGTAGGCCAGAAAACTGTTGAGCACATCCTCATCGACTTCCAGGTCGTCCTCTTCCGAGGCTTCCTTCTCGATGGGCTCTTGTGCGGTTGCTTCGTCCTCAAACTGGGCGAGGGCGATGGTTTGAAGGATGGACTCGGCCAAACGCTCGGCACGGGCAACCTTGGCGATTTCGCTCGGGGCGGCATGCGCGGTGGTAACGTCCGTTACGTTTACGTTGTCGCCTTCCATCACGACGGATTCGTCGGCGTTGAGTTCCTTGGGAGAGTTCGGGTTGTCCTGCGGGTGCACGACTTCGTCCTCTTCCTTGTTCTGGGCCGCGTCTTCGGTAGCCAATTGGGCATTGCCCTTGACCGCGCCGATTTCGCTGTCCTTCAGGTCTGCTTCCATTTCGGCACCGCGGTCTTTCTCGGCGGCCAACGTATTGTCGGCGTCAACCTCGGTAACCTCGTGGCCAGTCTTCTTCTCTTTGATCTTCTCGGACCCTGCACCTTGCGGATTAGTAGAGTCGGCGGCTTCTTTCTGAAGGTCGATCTGAGAGAAGAACTCGTCGCAGAGCGATCCAACCAAGTCTTTGTTGTTCGACATCTCTCGTGTCCTCTTCTGTTTTCCGTTTGTTAGATGTACCTAATTATACTGTAGCACACATTTGTGCCACAGACAAACGCTGTTCGGTATCGGTCAATCCGTCAGCGAAGGACAGCAGGTAGTTGGCGTACTCGGTGGCCAGTAGTTCGGCCCTCTCGCTTACCTCACCCGCCTTCTTCTCGATGACAGTCTTGCCGCCTACAGGAGTGCCGTTAACGACAGCCCTGATTACCCGAACCCGCACAGGTTCAGCGTGAATGGAACACTCAGGCATCATTGCCTCGGCGTCCCGCATCATGGCCCCATCGCAGCATCCGGATTCCTCGTAGCTTCCGTCACCGAGCACCTCACCAACGTTGGAGCTTTCAAGGACGCGTCCCAGAACACCCGGGATGCTGGCCTTGACGTCGTCCATGTCTGGTTCGATGTCGGCGAATTTGTCGCCCATGATCATGCGGAAGAAAAGATCCGCAGGAAGAACGACCTTGAAGCGCTTGAGTGCACCAAGCACCGCGTGTGGGTCCTCGCCGGACAAGCGCCCAACGATGTCATCGTCCACTTCACCGAATCCGCTACCGTGGCAGAAGCCTTCGATACCTTCTTCGGGGTCGGTGGACATCAAAATCTCTTTCTCTATCTTGGCGAGCTTCTGCAACAGGTTGTACCTGCGCGCCGCGCTACTGCCGTAGGGGAATATCTCGGCGGGTGGGGCCAGGCTGTACATCTCGGCGAGCTCCGCCCCGGTGATTACCTGACTGGCTACCTTGCGTAGGCCGAAGCAAATCTTCTCCGCCGGGCGTCCCACTCCACTAATATCGTGGAAGAATGGCCTCGGCGTGAGGGCGCAGACCTGGGTGCCATCACTGGCGATCTGCATGGCATGCTTCTTCAGATGGACGCAGTAGTCGGAAAGCTTGCGGGCCTCATTATGGCAGTATGAGCAAATGTCCTCTGGGCAGTCGCTGCCCATGCTGAAGTAAATGGGTTCGCCACTGGCGACCTTTTGCAGCTCGTTGCGCCACTTGCTCTCGTCTACCCCAACGATGAGTTCTCCCCGGTCCATATTACTGTTGTACGCCGCTTTGACTATATAACCACTGGGGGTTCCGTCTTTATGCTTGTTGACATGATCCTTATACACCTTTCCATTCTTCATGAACGTCTTGTCGTGGTACTCCGTAAGCCCACCCGTCAAATCGATGGTCTTCCTGGAGGGGTCTTTCGGATGCGGACAGGTATGGGTGGCATTCTTGCGGATGAACGCATCGCCGTTATTGTTCGGGCCGTAGCGATCCCAGGCACCCACACTGATGAGGTGGATGTATTGATGGCCGGGCTTGCGCTCGAAACTATCCAGGTCGTTGTCGAACATAGCGGCTCGTTTGTGTAGCCACTGGTCATCTACGCCACGGCTATGCAGCGGCACTAGACTTGCCGTCGGCATGCCAAAGTCGAACGCATCTGGAAATATCAGTTTCTGTATCATGGTGCCCACTCCGGTGGTACGCCGGTTGCGTTTTCTTCCAGGTAGAGCTCTGCCCGGCGTTGCGAAAGGTTCTCTTCATGGCGGCGTTGTGCGTCACGGTCTCTGGCCGCATCACGCGCTTCTCTCATTTGAGCCTCTTCCTGTTTTGCAGCCATCTCACGCTCCTTGAGCTTATTGGCCGCTTTGGTGGCTGAATCATCCTTTGCCGGTTTCTTCTCAGGCGCACTACTGCCGCCGGGAATCTCCATTCCAGGAAGAACGCCGCCTTCACCTGCCTCCAACTGCTTGGTGGCTTCGTCAATGTCGGCTATGCGTCCCTTCTTGATCTCCTTGCCAATGTCCTGCAGCTGCTTGATTGTTGCAGGATCATAGACGTTACCTTGAACAAGCTGCTCACGGACCAAGGACTTGAGCCAGGCCGTGTACTTCTCGTCAAGCAGCTCCGGCATGGCTCCGACGATATTGTTGAAAGCTTCGATGGAGTCATCGATGGGATAATCCTTGATAAAATCATCCGAAGCTATATCGGTGAAAGCCTGCGTGGCCCTCAACTCGAGAAGCCTGTTTCGCAATTCGGCGTTGAAGGCCTCTTCATCCACCTTCTTGTGCCCTTGGGCAAGATGGCTGCCTATCGGAAGCGTCATGAACTTCTTGATAGGATCGGAAATAAGTGTGTCGGATACATGCTTGGTGGCTTTACCTAGCCCGCTCACTCCCTTTACTGTCCCTCCCGCTAGGGTAGGAAGGACAGCTGCCGACTTTTTTAGCAATGCACCTGCCCTGGCATGCTCCCGTGCCTCGTCCATCGCAATTGCGATGCTGGTGAATGGTTCACGCAACGGGAAAAGAGCTGCATTGGCGGTCTTCTCCAATGGAAGCTCCTTGTCGATATAAGCTCCGATAAGCTTCATGAGGCGGACACCGTCATCACCATACTTGTTAACGGTAATATGGGCCACCTTGTTGAGCGCCTTGTCCTGCATCTTGCGCATAACCTGGCAGGCTCTATGGATAGCGTCTTCACTGGCCTGCTTGCGTATGCCGACATTCTCGCGAAGCTTCTCCATCTTGCGCTCCAGCCGGATAGTCGTTCTATACAACTCACGCTCGAGGACTCCTGGGGCTTCCGGCGCTTCAGGTGCTTCCGATGCATCCCAAGCTACCTTCTCCAAAGTTCTCCGTAATTCCGGAATGTTCTGCTGAGGTGTCGGTGCTGGGAAGAGCAGATCGGCACCGGCCACTTTCTTATGATAGCCATACATCTCGCTCGCAACCGCTGCCGGATCGACAAGCTCGAAGTCCTCCGCACGGTCCTCGGACGCGCGCTTCTGGAGAGTGTATACCGACTTCGACTTGTTGTATGCCTCGCAGGCCCTGGTCGCTAGGGCTGGGGTCATGCCGTCGATGCCGGACAGAACGTCGGCGGCGATCTTGTTGAGATCCTCACCGGGGCTATGCTTGCTGCGGTCGATTATCTGCTCAATCGCCGACACGACAGCTTGCTCTTTGCTCTTATCCAGTTTGTCGAACTTCATTTCTTGGGTTCCTCGTCTTCGAATTTCCGACTCGTAATCTGTTCTGCTTCCTGTATCAAATCTGATCTGGGCGGCTCAATGGCATGCCCAATAGCCTCACTGACGCCTGCCGCGTCTGCCGAATTGTCTGCCTGGCCTTCGGCATCCGCCTTGTCCCACGTCGATGTGACGGAGATGGCAGAAGTGCCGGCCCCATCAATTAACTTAGCATAAGTATGGCTTGATTTCAAAACTGTCTTGACGTGTTCGCTCACTCCCATCTGCCTGACCCAGTTCCTAAGCTCCGGGACTAGAGCGCATCCATCTATGGCATACTGCGTGAGATATTTGGTTCCGCCGTGATACGCAACCACCTTCCACATGTACGCCGAGTCGAACTTTATATTGTCCGATATATACTTGTTGGGGACGAAAAGATTACGCTGCACCCAAAAAGGCCTGTTGACACATTCCTGGACATCATAGAACAGATGAGAATACATATGGATAGTCTCCACCGTGACCAATGGATTGACCTGGGCGACGAAAAAGTCATGTGGGGCATTCGGGTCGAGCAACGCCGCCTCCATAGTGTCCCGCATACCACCAGCCGATACATCCTCGTACAGCCTGAGAGCCAGAGTGGCCGCCTTGGTAGTCTCATACGCCATCAGAGCATCCGGGTCAACCCTATACCTGCCGCTCCTCATCCTCACTACACGCTTAAGAAGGACTATATAAGGGTCTTTGGACGGCCTGTAGATGGGCAGGCCGGCTTCTTCACGCTCAATCTCCTTGAGCGCGATGCCGTACCGCCAATCAGGGGTGTATGTCAGTGGATCAAGCAAAATTCTCGGTCAACTCGTCGTTGAAGAGGTTGCTGTCTTCGCCGCTGCTCGTGTTGTGCAGGAACAGCGTCAGTTCGGAAACGTTCTGGAAGTTGTCGCGGAGGCTGTCCTCCAGTTCGCTCATCTTCTCGTGGCCATACTGGTCCTTGAACTGGTTGTAATGCCAGTAGAACATGAACAGGATGCGGCCGATGCGGTCCATGGCCAGCATGAGATCCTGCAGGTAGTCTTCCACCATACGGGACGGGCTACCGGAAGATGCGAGCGACTTCAGCACGCTGACGTCCATGACGTCCTTGACACCCTTGTCGCTGGCGTCGACGACCTCGTCCACCTCTTCGGTTGCCATCTCCGGGTCCATGTACTCGCTTTCCTCATATGGCGTGGACTCCTGGAATCCTACCGAAGGCTCCTCATCGTGGCTGTCGGGCCACTTCGGATCGGACGCAGCGTACTTGACCAGGAAGGTTTCGCGCGAAGGCTTGCCTACGCTCGCTTCCTTGTTGATGATCATGCGGGCGTCGGCGGCGGAGATTCCGTGATCCTTGACCAGCTTGATCAGGGCGGCCTGCTTGCTGAGCATGCGCTCCCTACCGAACTTGCCGTCGATCATGTAGTCGACGCCATCGGTCTGGACGGTTAATGAACGCCAACCTGCAGTCTTGATGATCTTGTGCTTGATGGTCTCCAAGTCGCCGACCGGCATTTCGCCGCCCCAGCACTTGCAGGCCACGATGCGTGCACCTTCCGGAATGTAAAGATGGGTACCCTTGCGGCAGACCATGCCGGGTTTACCGGTCAGCTCCACGATACCATCATCATCACACCATTCATCTGTGTCGCTCGGCAGCTTTGCCCCGGCGATCTTGTTGCCGACAAGCTTGCCATTGTTCATTTCGAAGCGTTCATAGTTGCCCTTCGAGTCGATGGCCAGGCAGCTGTGCCATTTGTAGGAGTCCGAGCCCATATCGTAGGCTTCCTCAGTGTCTCTGTCAGCGTCCTTACGGAATTTGGACATAAGGCTGGTAGGCTTGATGCCGATGCCGCTGATGTCGGTGTCTTCCCGGGCTTCCAGGTTACGACACAGGATGGGCCGATCGCAGACGTGCGCTTCGTTCGGCTTGTTCAGGTCGATGACCATATAGCTGAACTCTTTGATGTCCGCGCTCTTGTGCTCCGGGTTCCTGGTGAGCTTCGACCAGCTGGTCTTACCCTTCGGGGCTACAATAATGTAGCACTTCTTGAAGCTACCATCAGCCATGAGGACTTCAAAGTAGCCATTCTTGCCTGGTGTAGCCAAGCTGCCACTGGCCTGCTTGTCGACGAAGACGGTGGAGGTCTTCTTCCGTCCATCGACTACATAAAGGCCATCCCGCAGGACGACTTCCTTAGCCTTGTCATCGAGTTTCTTGACGGCATCGGTGTCTTCCAGGGTGATGATCTGCAGCTGGTTCTCGTTGTGGACTGCATCCACCATGAGGGGATACGTCCCGTCCTGTACTTCGCTACCATCGGGGGGAGGCTGATTGTCCTTGACGGATTCGGCTATCTTGCGGATGTCCTCCGGTTCATAGAACTTGAGTATTGCGTTGGCGAAGTCCGGGTTGGTGTTCAGGGTCCTGAAGAAGCTGACTGCCGCATGTTTTCCGAGGCGCGGTAGCCACTCCCTTAGGTCAAATCTGTCTTTGCCGCGTTCATCGTAGACGAGGACCATGTCCGCGATGTCGTCGTGGATTCCTTCTTTGTCGATGAAGCTCGCGCCCTTGAACATGATGCTCTTGCTCTTGGAATCACGGCGGAGGCTGACGGCGTCTGCCCGCTTGGGCTTGCTCTTCGGCATGTCTCCGGACTTCTCGCCCAGCAGTGCCGTACGGTTCTGGCGGATGTAGGAGACCCATGTGTCCTTGGCCGGTACGAACTGGCTCTTCTCCGGCAGATACATCATGTCGTATCCACGGATGCGGCCATTGAGGAAGAACGCCGGGACATAGATCCACTGCTCGCCTACCTTATAGACCATAACACCCATACCACGTGTGCCATCGTCGTCGCGTTCGACCAGCTGGAAGCCGACCTTGTATTCGTTGAGAGACGGCAGCCGTTGAGTGATCTCGGCATCCGCCACGTTTGCAAGCTTGACTTCAAAATCGTCAGCAGCAGTCTTCCTGATAACACCTATCATTGTTGGACCTCTTGTATGTTTACTAGCCTCGGAAAATACGATGTGCTTTGTTTTTCGCTCATGGCGCCGCGCTCGGCCGCCCGAGTCATTACTCGCTTGAGATTCTCTCCTGCGAGTCGTGTCAACAGATCCTTATCCGTCGACATGAAATCCTGCGCTCGGGTAACTTCGGGCTCAAACGGCGGCGGCTCCGAGTGAGCCAGCACCGTCTTGACGCCTGCCTTCTGCAATCGCTTGGCAATACGCGGAGTCACGCGCGTGCCTATCGTATAGTGCAGATAGGGTTTCTCTAAGTATAATTTATTCGCTGTAGTGACACTTTTCAAGGCAGCCCCCTCACGAGGCTTCCAGTTCGACGCTATCGTGGAGTAGTCCACGACGTCGTCCGGCAGGTATCCTTCAACCCCGTCCGGGTCGGTCACGCGCACCCTGCCGATAAACTGTCTGGCCAGATATTCAAGGTTACGGCGGTTGGTGCTCGCCCCTGAATTCTTGAGAATCTCACGGAGATGCTTGAGGAAGTAGACTCGTCCCTCTCCGATTCCTTTATGCTTAACGACCTCGGCAGCGTTCATCATCCCATCGGAGATCATGTCGCCGGCCTCAACTACGTCGCCCTGCCTGACTTTGACCTCGTAGCCTTGTGGGACATAGTGCCGGTCCGGGCCTATCATGACGTAATGGCCGCCTTGCGGCGCTTTCTTGATCCCGGCTACCTTGCCGTCACGCTGTGCGACGGTGGCTGCCCCTGGAAACTCCTTCGGCACCTGAAAAAACTTGTTGACGGCCGAAAAGCCGGTCTCTATCCTGGAGGTCTCACCGACTTCTCCACCTACATGCTTGGAGGAGATGGCACTCTGCGTCAGAGGTTCTATGAACGTACGTGCGCCGGTAACCCCGACAGCGTCTCCTATGTTCGGCAACGCGCCGGTCTCTCGGACTCCGGCGCACTTGGCACAGATGCCCTCCTTAGCCTGGCACGTCAATGCGCTGCGACCAACGATCTCCCTGTCCTTAACGAGCGCGATATTTTCATCGTCTAAAATAGTTCCGGCCTTGAGCTGCCCGGTATCCTTGGCCAGGACGGTACCGACATTGTCCTGGTCGTCTCCGGCCAGCTCGATACCTTCGGTCGTGCCACAATCCTCTTCGGTGACGACACTCCTGTGTCCTACATTGGTGATCTGTTTACCGAAGTAGCCGCTGTCCGCCGTAGCGAACTGCACATCCACATAACCCTTCCGGGCTCCATGGCTCGCAGCCCAATATGCCAGTGGGCTCACGCCCTCAGCGTATCCCTCGAGGCTCGGGTAGGGGACTGGGCGTCCCTTGGAGTCGGCACTGATCAGGTTACCTAGTAGAAGCTGACGCAGCTGGAAAGGCTTGCCACGGCTGCCACTGTTGATCTGAAGTGCGAACGATCCGTCGCGCTCGGTTACAGCATTGAGCAGATCCTGGTCGATGGTCTTGCTAAAGTCCGTGACCATTTTCATGACGGTTTTGGTCTTCTGCTCCGTGGACATAAGGGGGCTATCATACACCTGGGCGACTTTGGCCTTCAGCTCGTCACGCCGCTTGGCGATCTCAGGCGGGACCTTGAAGTCATCGGGGCGTAGGGAGGCTACCCGCCCATACAAGGATACGGTGTTGACTGCAAGCGTGTTAAGCTTGTGCAACACATCCTCATACTTCTCCGGGTCCTCCTGTGCGAGCCTAGTGTAAAAAGCCTCGATCTCCTTCTTTCCCATGACCCCTTTGAATTGGTCCCGGTACTTTTCGGGGATCGCGGCCTTCACCTTCTCGCGGCCCAATGTCGTGACTATCGCCATTTAGTATATCCTACTTCTTTTTGGGGTCTATTACGCCTCTGCGCCCAAGCCAGCCACGGGCGTTTAGCTTCTGCAGCGTATTGTAGCCTGTCTTTGCGGTAGGTCCTGCAGCCAGCCCACCAAGAAGGAGTCCCAGGCCGGTAGCGCTGCCCCACCTCCCGGCACTGGTCAGGAAGGATCGTGAGGCATTTCTATGCGCCATATTTTCCAGAACTTCTCTCGCTGGATCGACGCTTGTTGACGTGCTTCTGCGAAGACCCTCAAGAGCATCCTCAAGTGCACCAGCCGAGTATTGATTGCTTAAGCGCGTTGATATAGCAGCGAGATCTGGAGAAGTGCCGCCACTGGCTATCTCAGCTCGAATTGCTCTTAGGGCATTGCGTGCCTCCTCGGTGCGCGCGTTTGCTACAAGCTTTTTACCTAACCTGTGTCCACCAAAAGTCCCGACAGCACTACCACCAAGGACAGTGACTGGGTCGGTAATTCCTTCCTTGAAGGATTTCACGACATTCTCAGCATGCGATCTGTTGGCGAGCTCCAACTGCCTGGCTATTGCCTCTTGCTCTTCACGTTCCTTCTTGCTCAGCTCTCCAGCACCTGCGTCCTGTAGTGCCTGTGCACCGATAGTCCCTACTGCAGCACCGGCACCTGCACCCATGAGACCAGGTATGAAACCCTTGAGGCCTAGGATATAGCGCGTACCAAGATAGCCTGCAGCTCCGCCGCCGAGTGCTCCGATCAACCGAGCCATCTGCTTCTTATTCATACTGGTCGGCTTTTCGGGGTCGTTGTCGTTCTTATTTTTTATAGCCTGCTTATAAAGCATGTATTCCATCGGGAGACTCCTTATTTACCGGCCACCTTCGTCCTGCTCCAATGATCCATGGCCATCTTCGGCATGGTCTCCGACGGGAACTCCCCAGGAGGCATACCGCTCTCCATGGCAGCCATCATCGGGTCCATTCCGCCCATGGCCGGGTCTTCCATGCCTGCGGCAACGGCTGCTATATCTTCCGGAGCTGCCGCTTCGCCGCCAATAGAGGTATCACCCCCTACCCCGACGTCACCAGCCGGAAGCTGTACGCCAGTGGCGGCTGCCAACGCTTGCAGCGACTCCTCGATGGTCTGCATCTTGGCCATGATGTCCTTGTTCGTAACACGTTTGGACTCGGACTCCGGTGCGCCTTCGCCGCCTTCACCCTGTAGCTCACTGATGACGAGCTTGAGATCTTCAAGATTCAAGGTGACGGGGGTACCTGCAGCTGCAGGGTCTTCCATCGGGGGAGCGCCGCCGGCCAGGGCGTCTTCGAGCGGAGGCATGCCTCCCATCATGGCGGGGTCCATTCCCATCATGGCCGGGTCCATCGGGGGTGCGCCGCCCATCATGGCGGGGTCCATCGGGGGTGCGCCACCCATCATGGCGGGGTCCATCGGGGGTGCGCCACCCATCATGGCGGGGTCCATTCCCATCATGGCGGGGTCCATTGGAGGAGCTCCGCCGGCCATAGCCGGGTCCATGGGGGCTGCGCCCTGCTGGGCCGCCGCTGCCTGGGCCTCTGGGGTCATCGGGTTGAAAGCTTCTTTCGAGATGTTTTCTCGGGCCTGTTTCAGCAACTTATGGTCTAGCATGATTCCTCCTGTGATTAAATCTTTGTGTTTAATATACCAGCTATGTCACTTATTTTCCACTATTACAATAGGCGTGTCGATGTCTATCTCACCCTTATTGAAGGCTTCCTGAGCCTCTTTCACTGTTCTGAACGTCTTCTTGGGTTTCTCCTTCTTGGCTCTGGTAGCTAGATAGAGGCCCTGCACAAACTCCTGACTGGGAGTATAATTGGCCCTGAAGCTCCGTGCGCTAAGAAGGTTGCTTTTCGGCATCATCTTCTCTCTCGCCTCTTCGACCGCATTCTTACTGACAGGAACATAATAAGTGACAGTGTCACCATCAAAATCCATGCCATACGGACCGACAATAGAGGGGCTAACCTGCACGGTATCGCCCTTGACCAGCACCGGGTCGAATGCCATGACGCTGTACTTATGCAAGCTGGGGGCACGGTTCACTATGACGGGACGCTGCTTGACGGCATCCTGTAGAAACTTCTGCGCACGATCATCACGATCCTTGACCATTTTTATGGCTGCTGTGGGCCCGTAACCATGTCGTACCATAGCGCGTACCACAAAAGGCTCGTAGACATCCCATGCCTGCTTGATCGGAATGCCCATCTGGTTGAGCTTCAGCGCAGGATTGGGGGTAACGACGCCACGACCAGCTACATCCATGGACGTGCCCAGTATACGGCGATGGTATGCTCCCCGCTTAGCGCTACCCTTACCAAATACCCACTTGAGCAGCCCTTGGACGTTCTTCTCTTCCAGCTTAGCATCGTCCGGGTCGTATAGGCCAGTAAGGGCTTTGTATGACTTATAGATATTGCCGCGCGCACCCTTGAGCATCTCGTCTGGGAGCCTATCCTTGGCGCTGCGCAGGTCGTCCCTGGCGAATACCAGGCTACGATACATCATATTGGCGTCCGCACTGACATTGACACCTTCGAGCTGGGTGACCGGGCGGAACTTGGGGGGCAGCACTGGGATACGCTCCATCATGAAGTCCTTGGGGTGCACTCCCTGCTCCTCCATGCTCTTCAACGCTCTATAACGCTTGAGGGCCTTGTCCTTCTTGCTTGGCTTACTATGCTTCAGCTCCTGCAGTGCACTCTTGACCTCGTTTTTAAGATCCAGCTTCCCGAGGGCCGCCTTTATGGCATTACCACCGCTCAGACCATTGAGCTCTTCCTCACCGTTCATAATGGCGTTGAATCTCTTCTGGGTCATGTTGAGTATATTGCTCATCGACCGCTCCATCACCGGGTTGGGCATAGGCTCGTCAAGCTGGATGTATGCCCAGTCGTCACCGTTGTGGCCAAACAGTTTGGGGTCGAACAAGCCGCCGTCGATCGGCTTCATGGTCTTCTGGTCGAACGTCCTGGCTATCTGCAGCTCATGGCCCTTGCTCAGCTTCCTGGCCTGGTCGTTGGTCATACCGAAAAAGTTGACGCGGTCACTGTTCTCATCGACATTGATTCCTGCTGCCTGCAGGTGCTTGTAAAACTTCTCATGGACAAGGCTCTTGCCAGGCACCTTTGGCATACGCCCCAGTCGGAAGTCACGCCAAAACTCGTCATTAGACTGCCCTCTTACCAGCTTGGCGTCCTTGAGAACCTGCATGGCGCCATGGCTTACCACGGCGGACGTGTGTAGCCCGCCCATCTGCTTGGCTCCAGCAGGTCCACCACGAAGCGGCGTTTCTTCCGCCGTAACGCCGCCGACGCCGCGCGCGCCTATCTTGTCCTCGGCTACATGCATCATACGATGGAAGAATGCGTCGCCAGTCAGCACTTCAGGTATCTTGCGGCCGGTCTGTGGGTCGTATAGATCTTCGTTCGGAGAAATTCCGGAATCCCGTAACTTCTGCTCGTAATACTTGATGAGGTCCTTGTCCTCGAAGCCTTCCACAGCCTCCGGCTTGCCTGTGTGCCTAGCCAGCTTGCCGGCCATTACTTCGACCACCTGCATGGGGTTGACACGGCCTATGATACCAAGGCTGTTGGCCACGACGTCCAAAGGATTGCCGTCCTTATCCAGCGGCATCTCGCTATCAGGTAGCACATTCACTACGCCTTTGGCTGCATACCTGTTGGAGTTACCCGACCATACTGTCTTCCCATTACGCCTAGTGTAGAGGATGTGGTTACGTTCCAGCTCTGGGCAATAAACGTTACCTACGTAATCAACCCACTCGTCGGTCTGGGCCGATTGCTTCTTAACGTGGCTATGATTGATTGTAGGCTGGTTCTTCTGCCGGTATGTAGATACTATATAAGATGGCCTTATCGTCTGTACGGTCTTGCCGTTTATGACGACCGGGTGTTTAGGTATAGCTTTGCGCTTGATTGTTGCTGACATGCCGAGGTGTAAGCATACCCTCTGCCAGTCTCCCGCTAGACGGTATGACGTGGTATGGATACCATGCCCAGACTGAGTCCTGTACCCATCACCGAACATAAACCACTCGTAGAACACCGCAATGCGCTCAGGAGGCAGTTCCAGGATATTCTCTGGTATATACTTCTCGTATGACTTGCCAAACTGTCGTAGGTATGTGGCCCAGTGCTTCGAGTATACCCTCACCTTATCGCCCGTCGTGGACCACTTAAGTCCAGCCGCATCAAATGCATCCCGGACTATCTGAGGGTTGTCCCCTTTGGCAACGCATATATCGAATGCGTAGTCAGATGTCTTATCCTGCCATACTATATTACCATCAGACAGGAAAAGACCCATAACCATTAAATAGGTGTCAATCGCTACTTCTGGCCCTTCCACCAATGTCGGGTGGCAGTCGTTCTTTCCATGGGGCAATGTCTTATAGACATCGGGAAGCTTAAATGTATTAGCGTCTTGGCCTAGCCAGGTGCCGGTCTTCAGAAGCCTATACCGGCTCATCCCGTGTAACCTAGAGGACGGTATGAGTTCATAAGAGTCTTTGTGCCTTAGCTTGGCATAATGCTTATGGTCCGCTGTCGTGCAGAAGTTCACCTGGGTTGTATTGACCATATGCATACGCCCTTCGTGGGCATATTCATGCAGGTAACTCACTTCAACGTACTCGATCTCGTGTGTATCGGGATTAAGGGAAGCCACCTTGTCCCCGGACATAAGATCGGATACGACGCACCAACCACGCTCGGTCAGGACTTCGGTCTCTTCGTCATAGCACATCTTGTCCCCGTTCTTCATCGGGATATTGGCGCGGACGTAGACCGTGGCATGCTTATCACCGACATCCACATCGACGACCTTTCCTTCATACTTGTGCTCCCAGGTCTGCGTGAGGGCGGTCTTCGTCTTGCGGCCCATGCTGCCTGGTTTAGGGTCGTTCTGCCGTACGGCGACGATGAGGGGATCTCCCTCCCTGACGACCGTTCCTCGCTTGACGATACCTTTCTCGCCGATAGTGCCCATCTGCTCCTTGGTGAACTTTCCGGAGAACTTACCCATGAACGCCTTCTTGTCGAAGTCGGTATTGCTGGACACCGGTATGCGGCTCTTGTACATCTTCTCGGCAGCCATCTTCTTCGCAGCGCTCGCACTTATGATGATGGCATCCTCGAAGTTCATGCCCTTCCAAGGCATGTAGGCTACACGCAGATTCCTACCCTGGGCCGCGACACCCTCATCGTCAGTGTAGTTAGTCGTGCTGAGTACCTGGCCCGGTTTGATCTCGTCACCGACCTTTACCTGCGGAATACTGCGCATATAACCCTTCTGGTTGAAGGGATGGTTGTCGTAAAGCTCATATACCTGGGTGCCTTTGACCCCACGAACGACGATCTTGTCGGCGTCTATGCTGGCCACCCTGCCCCCATCGGAGGCTTTGTTGACGCCGAACATTTCGCCAAGCTTGGCTTCTACCGTGGTGTCCCGGTGCTTCGCCCGGAACAATGGGGCCTCCCGGTGTGCCAGCGGCATGCTCTGTCCGCCGTACTTACCACCCATATGCAGCCTGTTCGCCATGATGCCGTTCTTTCCTGGTACGGCGTTCGCCCCAAAGCTGTACATGTTCGACTCATCCGGAATGTAGAAGTTCACTTCCTTCTTGGGCACGATACCGATGCCTCTGCTTCCACGGAAGGCCGGTACGAACTTGCCGTTGGATTGCATCTCTTTCTTGGTAGCGACTTTGCTGCGGGCCGCCGTCAGACTGTCCACCCACCGCTCTTCGCCCGTACGCGCGTCTATCATCCTGGTGTAGAGTCTACCATCGTCACCCTTGCGGACGCCCTGGTTAAGATACATATCCAATCCGACACGGGTACTTTCGACTGATCGTACCGGATCGATGAAGCCCGCGAAGCTGTCTTGTACGGCGCGGGTTTCCGAAGGTGCCGTACGTCCACTGGCTATGCCACCTTCACCGATTCGGGTAATCTTGGTGGATAGGTCGATGGCGGAGAATGGGCTGCTGCCATCTATATAGCCCGCATGCTTGGACTCGTTAAATATTGCGTCCACGTGCTTATTGAGCGGAGCTGGGGGAATATCCTTGAAATCGCCGCTGCGACTGATCCGCCACAGTAAGTTTCTGGCAAGCCCTCCGCCGTCCCTGATGATCCTCTCCGCGAAATAGTCCGCCGGGCCGTCTATCTTCTGGAACTCAAGGCCATCGCGATAGTCGGCTTCCTCTTCGCCCTTGCTCAGCCTTATGATCTTGGCACTGGACTCGAGCAGCGTCTCGGGGGTGATCTTCTTATGGGCGCGCCCAAGCGTCATCTCCGTCGCCACGGGGTCCAGTTCGGACTTCTGCAGCTGCTCGAGCAGCTCGTCATAGTGGCTCGCGTAATCGGCGGCTACCTTGGAGACTCCGCCTTGAAATCTGTGTACCGGATTCGGGACGTCACTGGCCTGCCTGTTGACATCCAACAGCTCCTTGCCCCAACTCTTCTTGATCTGGTCGTCCGTCACTCCTGCCCGTTTAAGAAGAGGATACAGTTTGTAGCCTCTGGTGCCCTTGCGCACGCGCATGATACCCGTCTTGGGGTCCAGCTCTATCTTGAACTGACCACCAGTCCCCTGCTTTGGATTGACATGGGCCTCCACAAGCCCGTTATCCTTCTTGCGGGAGTATACACCCGGAGTCAGGCGGAACATATAGTTGATGGCCTTCTCGCTTCCGTTGCGAATAAACGTGCCCCTGCGGGTCATGTAGGGTACGTTCATGAGTATCCGAGGCTGGCTCTTCTTGACCTCCCCGGTCTCCTTGTTCGTCAGCACCCAGCGTCCACGAAGCTTCTTAGTGATATTGGCGTTCTTGAGCGTGGCGTTCTTTTCATCTCGGAGTGTAGGCTCCTTATCATCGTAAGTGAGCTCGTCGACACTGAGGACATAGCGCTCGTTCTCCACCGGAAACCGCTGAAGAAGCGCGGCCTTGGTGTTGTTGAACAAGCGCTCACGAACGGCCCTATAATCCGTGGGATCGTAAGGCTCTGACTTGACCGGGTCAAGCAGTCTTGTCTGGAAGGCTTCAGGCATTGTTTACACCGTGGCTATGTTACGTGACAAGGTATCGGTGGGATCGATCTCCTGGTCCTCCAGGGCTGCCGCTTTCAACTTATCCGGGTCTACCCGTGGGCCTGAGCCGGTGATATGCTTGTCCAGCGACTTCTTGATACGAGGATCGATGGAGCCGATGATTGCAGGCGGCCTGGATTGGAGGGCCATACGTTTGGCGGCCTTCTCGGCGGCTTTTAGCCGCTGCCTGTTCTCGTCGCGGTCGTCAGCCCATTGTTTGCCGAAGTACGCGCCGCCGGTGAACGCAGTCAGCGCTGCCAATACGGCTGCAGCCGGAAGCGTATCCAACCAGGAACCTTCACGGCTCTTGTCCTTCGCTGGCATTCCAGCCAACAGTTTATCCTTCCAGTCCTGTAGGATGGAGCCCGCATTCTTGTTGAGGACATTCTCGTCCAACCCGCGCATCTCCTCTGAACGCTCACGTTCCACGTCCGTGAGGCTCGGGTCAGGGCTGAGGATCGGCATAGCCGCCCTTACATTGGTTTCGATCTTCTTGCGGCCCTGCTGCTCTTCCTTCTTACGCTCCATGGCGTTCAGGAGATACTTCAGCCCGAAGGAGAGCGTGCCGTACGTCGAGGCCAGTGCCAGCGTCTTGAACAAAAGCATGTCAGTATCGGTGTGCTTCGATTGCATGCTTGGCTTGAACCATTTTGGAACTACAACCTGCCCACCGAATCCTTTTACACCCTGGAAAGGGTTGAACATCGTGCCGATCATTCCTGGAGGTATGTTGACGGCGGCTTCCTTGCGGACAGCCTTGAGGATCTCCAGATTGGTCTTGCCAAGTCTGTTCAGATTCTGGCGGATGCGCTCCTGCCGATCTTTCTCCGCCTCTGCATCGGTCATTGTGTTGGCACTTTTGTAGCCTGCCAGACTCGCCAACAGGACCGCAGCAGCTGGGATGGCCATTCCAAGCGATTTAGAATCAAGCAGAGCTCCATCACCCTGTCTGGCCCCACCTTCGCCGCTTACGCGCCAACCACCACCGAGATCCAATGAAGCGCTGGCTTCTTTTCTATGTTGTTGCACGGGACATATCCTCCGGTTCGATATATTTATGATGTAAAAGCCTCAAAAATACCTTCCAGGTCTCGAGCCTGGGTATCCACTCCGACTTCTCCTCGGAGATCTGGGCCCAACCAAGGGCCACTTCGTTGAGAAGCTCGGCGTATCTGTCCCGATCCTTCTCTTCGTCCATGGTGAAGATGTAGACCTTGACCTCCGCCCTGCGCCTGGGACGCATGGACGCCGGGTCATCGTTCTTCAGATTCAGAGGGGGGCCGGTATAGGGCAAGCCCTCATACATACCATCGATGTGTTCCCCGCTGGGTCTCTTGGCGCCTTTCTTCATACGAACATATCTCTCTTTCTGCCAACTGGAGCCTTCTTTGATTGATCGCGCAGCTTGCGTTTCAGTGCATCCATCTTGCGTTGCTGTAGTCCAAGCTCTTCCCGGACCTTGACGTCCATAACTCTGTCCTGGATAGACTTGATGTCGCTATCTGCTGGTGAGGTCATCTTGGAGCCGACGACACCGGAAACCAGCCCGGCAGCAGCTGGAACTGCGATCATAAGCCCAAGCAACGAAAAAGCGTTCTCGCTGAGTTCCGCCCCGGCTCTGAGGGCACTCCCGCCTGCTTCCTTGTTCAAATATTCAGTGCACCTGTCCATGTTGTATCTCCTACGTTATAAGTCCACTTGTTCTCAAAGCATTTGCAATCCCGCCGGCCATACTGGCGGCCCGCGTTATGGGCGCTGGTAGTGAGAAGATCTTCCCCAAAGCATACCCCGCCACTGCACCTCCTGCATATCCAAGGCCTGCCCTGATGGCTCCAGCAGTAATGTCGGCCATACTGGCATTACCCTTCTGATCAGGCGTCTTGTTGAAAATGGTGCCTATGGCCGCCTTCTGGCTGCTATTCAGATACGGGTCGTTGGCAACGATCTCCTTTGCATGGTCCAGCGGAATGATGTCCTGCTGCATGATGGCTGGATTGGCATACAAGTCCGCTTCCTTCTTCAAGGAGCCTTCCTTGTTCATATAATTCCAGTCGGTCATGCTCTTCCACGGGTACTTGGGGTCGAAATGGGTGGCTACGCTCAGGCCGCCGCCAAGAAGCGCTGCCACGATCGCCATACGCTTGCGCATGCGCTTTATTTCTTCCTCTTCTTCTATAGGCTCAATTGGTTTTACACCAGGCATCTTGTTGCGGACGGCCAACAAGCCTTTGGCAAGCCAAGGAGCCGTAAGGTATGCGCCGCCGGCAGCAAGCCCGGCAGCAGCCAAAGCGCTGCCTATGGGTGCTCCCGTGACATTCTTCCAGCCACGATAGGCCTTGGCAGGCTCGAACGAGGACAGCCAGTTGGGTTTGAAAGCCTCCCCGGGCTGTACCGGTCCCTTACTCTTGTCTCGGCCCGTCATCCTCTCGAGTAAACTGGCTCTGTTCTGTGATACTGGTGGCATCATTCACCTCTCATGAAGCTCATAAACTTGTTGGAAAACGCCGGCTTTGGTGGCTTCTTGTAGAAATTCCTGTTGTACGCCCATGCGTTCGGGTCTCTGGCGGGGACCGTGGAAACTTCCTTCTTATCGTCGTCATCCATAAGATTGGCCAGTCCCAGTACGGCGCCCGTTCCGAGAGCGGCCGCTCCGATCCACTTGCCGTGGGTGCCCATGAAGCCCTTTACCTTGTCCCAGATCATCTTATTCCTCTCGGTTCTATAAGTGTCCGGCATGCTGGACAGACTGGATAGGTACTTCTTCCTGTACTCATCTCCGAAACGGGCACGAGCCTTGGAGAAAGCCAATGGGTTTGGCTTTTTAGCCGCCATACGGTTAAGCTGGCTATCGTTGGGGTCCTTAGGGTTGAAAGGGGTACCTAGGTATATAGCTGATGCCAGCCGGGCCGTGGGATTGTGCATCTCTTGTGGTAGCTCCCACCGGGCGTACTCAGACTTAGCCCCCACAGGATCGCTTACGAACCTGGAGAAGCTCTGCATGCTCTGAGCCATAGGCATTCCGCCCTTCGTGAGTATTCCTGTAAAGTACTTGCGCCCCGCTTGCTCCCCAGCCGCAGAAATAAGCTTGGCATGTTCCGGCTTGATCGGCTTTATGAGCATGCCTCCTGACAAATAACCCATCTGCTTAGCCTTCTCCAGCATAGCCTGCGTAGATACGCGCTTGGCCTCTATGGCACGTTGGCGTCCCTCAGCCGCCCTCTGACGGTTGAGGTTGAAGCGCTTCAAAACAGCCTGTGCGGGATCTTCACCCTCGGCCGTCTTGCGCAGTAATGCTGTAGTTAAATAGGTCACCTGCCTACCTCTCAAGTACATTCGGGAAAAGGTTGTCGTCTCCGAGTGTCTTCAGCTTCTTCTCGAGGTCCTGCAACGCTTTCAGCTTGGCTCTTGGCTGCCTGTTGCCAATGGAACTACCTCCAGTAGGTTGGTATGCCTCCCACGGTTCGGCCTTACTGACAGCCCTTCTCCAGTTTTTATAGTAAATGTCCTTATCACCGAGCAGTTCTGGCTTGTACTTAGAGGACACATGCTGGAATGGCAGCCACGCCTCCTTGGCCTTTTTCAACTGGTCAAACGCAGCGGACCTCTCCGTCCGCATATCCTCCAGCTTCTTCTCGAACGATTCTCTGTAGGGGGCTCTGGCCACAGACTGTATCTGGAACAATGAGTCTATGTCTCTTCTCATGTTTTTATAGGTGTCTTCTATACCAGGGGAGGCCTTTTCCAAGGCTTCCAACTTACGCCGTGCAGCAGTTATCGAGGCCTCTGGGAACGTTCCGGGCGCCTTCTTGTTGCGCTCTTCCATGACCGCCAAAGCCCTCCTTGCGGGTCCGACGACTTTGCTGAAATTATCGTAGCGACTCTTCGCCGCTTTATACTTATTCAGGATCTCGGCTCCTTTGGGCCCTTGTAGGAGGTTCCACCTGGCACCTGGATCAGCCATCGCCTCGGCTGTGGCCTCATCGCCGAAGTGGGTCTGCAACGCGGTCATCAAATTCGCATCTTTGAGACCCCAGTGCCTCAGGGCCACGGGATCGACACCTCCTTTGCTGCCTACACCCGCTACACGTTCGTCAATCTCCGGCAACGGCATCTTGTCCGCCCCCGGGAACGGTGGTACAGAAGTCTCACCAGGAAGCCGGGGCTGGAAGGCCTCACGGGCTGCAATGACCCGAGGATTCTCGATGCCATAAGGCAGTGAGTCTGCGTCAAGCACGGCTTCTACAGTAGGCGGCTTGCCAGTGTAGGGCATAGTCTTCACCTGAGCTCCGCCACTGGCATCAGGAGTCTCGCCGGCGTCAGTGAACTCGTCCTCAACGCTCACATCTTCTCCAGCTCCTTCCTTGAGCTTGGTCTGCACGTGCTTTGCCCGCTCTTCAGGAGTCATAGCCTTCTGAACGCTGCTATTGAGAGACTCATGCATCTCAGTCTGCTTGGAGGGGTCGGCACCTGAGTTGTTCACGGTCTTGGTGACCATGTTGTCATAGTTCTTTCCGAAGAAGCCAAACTTACGGGCCATGAACAGAAGAGCACCACCTAGGATAGCGCCCACTACGGCACCCCGCTTACCGCCAAGAAGCGCACCTGCCAGTCCACCTAACAGTACCCCCGCCAGGCCGGACGCCGACGAATATCTGTCCATCGGAGCCTTTTGGGCAGCCACATGTTGATAGAGAACGGCGTTATACCCAAGCCCGCCATCGGAGAACAGTTTTGTGGCGTACTCCTGGGCGAACGCTTCCTGCAGTTTGTCGCCTTCCAGATCTGGATGCGCCTGTGAGTACTTTGCCAGGGCGGGGCCGACCACTTCCTGGCTCAAAGCCTTGTTGTAATCCGCCATGGCCTTCTTGGCTGCCGCTGCATATCGAGGCTCCTCAACGAAGGTATCCTTGGCCTTACGCTTTATGTCTTCCATAATGTCGGCCGTCTTCTCAATCAGTTCCGCACCTTCACGGGCCGCTATAATGTCTGCCTTGGTAAGCATTATATCATTCCTCCCTCTTCTATGTAAGGGGCGATATGTCTATCATAATCCTCTTGGTCATACATCTCTACTTGCTCCCGGCCCTTCTGCTGCAGCCTTGCAAGCGCTTCATTCGCAGCACTACGATGTTCAGGCGTTACGAAGCCTTCCGCCATAATCTGGTCGGCAGTTATGCCGTATTTGCGCTCCGAATCACGTAGTTCCCTAGCCGCCTGCGTGCTGCTGCGTGCCAGGTCCATGAGCTTCCTGTTGTGCTGGGCGTAGTAGTCGCCCTGGGGCTGCTGCGCAGGC